ATTTTTTTTTTATTTGAAAGGAGAAATTTCGCATGATTAAAAAGACAATCACTTATACCGACTATAACGGTCTTGAGCGCACTGAGGATTTCTGGTTCAACATCACGGAAGCCGAGGCTCTCGAAATGGAGATGAGCACAACCGGCGGTTACGGCGATATGATTCGCCGAGTTGTCGCGGCTCAGGACATGCCGACCATCATCAAGGTGTTCAAAGACTTTATCTTTAAGGCATATGGCGAGAAGAGTCCTGATGGTAAACGGTTCGTCAAGTCTGAGGAGCTTTCCACCGCATTCTCCCAGACCGAGGCATACTCTCAGTTGTATATGGAACTTGCCACCGATGCGGACAAGGCCGCCGAGTTTATAAACGGCGTGATCCCGAATAAGAAACCCGCAGCAAGCCAGCATCCGGCAATCGCTCCTGTCAACAATTGATTCGACAGTTATGGAGGACTGAAGAATGCTTCGAATTACAATACCTGCTGAGGAATTCTGGGATGAAGTCAACGAAGAGTTCATCTACACGAAAGAGCAGACCTTGCAGTTGGAGCATTCTCTGGTCTCTCTTTCAAAATGGGAATCCAAATGGTGTAAAGCGTTTCTTGGCAAACAAGACAAAACAGAAGAAGAAATTCTGGACTATGTCAAATGCATGACGCTTACCCAGAATGTGAATCCCGAGGTATACAAAAGGCTCACTGCCGCAAATTACGACGCGATTAACGCTTATATCGAAGCGCCGATGACAGCGACTTTCTTCTCAGAAGATTCGCTGCCAAAAAACAGCCGGGAAATTGTTACGGCTGAGCTCATTTATTACTGGATGATCGCTTTCAACATACCAGTGGAGTTTCAAAAATGGCACCTCAATAAACTTCTCACACTTATCAGGGTATGCAATGTGAAGAGCAACCCGCCTAAGCGAAGAAGTAAGCGCGAAATCATGAAACGGAATGCGGCTTTGAATGCTGCTCGTAGGAGCCGTCTCAATACGAGGGGGTGAGATTACGAAACGGAAAAAACGAGGTTATAAGAAGTGGCTCGAAACCTACACCAAGAGGGCGGTTGCCGTTATTCTTGCTGTTTCGCTGATCGATTTGCAGTTGTCGTATGTACTGGCTTTTATGGGACAAGTACAGATTGCAGAATCGCTTTCCAGCACGATAGCGAGCACCGTTGTAGGAGTTATGCTCGGCTATTTCTTAAAAGCGTTATTTGAAACGTTCTTTGAAAAAAGAGAAGAGCGTTTAAGAAGTAAGGAAGGTATTCACGAAGACAGTGTGGATATCGAGGAGGTTTGAAAATGCCTATTTATTTTATGACAACGGTTCTTTTGATTGTGTCCCTGGTAACAAACCTTACCGTTGAGGGAATCAAGAAGCTTTTGAACGAGACTACCATTAAGTATTCGTCTAACGTTCTTGCTGCTGTGGTGGCCGTTCTGATGTCGTGCGCTGTATGCGTTATTTATCTCATCATGAATGATGTTGCTTTTACGCTAAAAGTCGGTGTCGAAGTTTGTATTCTTATGTATCTGAGCTTCCTTACCTCTACCGTAGGGTATGACAAGGTTATTCAGATGATTCAGCAAATCCGAGACACAAAGGAGGATACAACTCATGAGTAACAGTCCATTGGTGTCCTATACCAAATTAAGTCCCAATCATTCTGGGCAGAGAACCCATGCAATTGACCGTATTACGCCCCACTGTGTTGTCGGGCAGTGCTCAGTCGAAACACTGGGCAATATTTTTGCTCCGACCTCCCGGCAGGCATCCTGCCAGTACGGTATTGGCGTAGACGGAAGAGTCGGTATGTATGTGGAAGAGAAAAACCGTTCCTGGTGTTCTTCTTCAAACGAAAACGACCAGCGTGCCGTAACAATCGAATGCGCGAGCGATACCACCCATCCTTATGCATTTAAGGATGTTGTCTATAACAAGCTCATTGAGCTTTGCGTGGATATTTGCAAACGCAACGGTAAAAAGAAGCTCCTGTGGCTTGGTGATAAGACAAAGACGCTTAATTACAATCCTGCCGCTGACGAAATGGTTCTAACTGTCCATCGTTGGTTCGCAAACAAGAGCTGTCCTGGCGATTGGATGTATTCCCGCATGGGCGATTTGGCTTCCAAGGTTACTGCAAAATTGGGAGGAAGTTCGGCCAGCAATCCTGGAACTGCCGGCGGTAATGTTTTATACCGCGTCCAGACAGGAGCATTCAGTAACAAGGCAAACGCGGACGCTATGGCCGCCAAGCTGAAAGCTGCGGGCTTCGATACTTACATGGTCAAAGTCGACAATCTTTATAAGATTCAGGTAGGAGCCTACAGCAATAAGGCAAACGCGGACGCTATGGCCGCCAAGCTGAAAGCTGCGGGCTTCGATACTTATATCACTACTAAGAGCGGAACGGCTGTTTCTTCCACTGCTAAAAAGAGCGTTGATGAGCTTGCCAGAGAAGTGATTCAGGGTTTGTGGGGAAACGGGCAGGATCGTAAGAACCGTTTGCAGGCAGCCGGCTACGATTACAACGCTGTCCAGAAAAGAGTAAACGAACTTCTGTAAAAGGATGATTCAATGATAAGGTTCAGACACAAGGGCGACTTCTCCAGAACAACTCGGTTTTTGGAGAGAGCGAAAGAGGCCGTCCGAATCGGGGATCTTGACAAGTATGGTCGAGAAGGGGTCGCCGCCCTTGCTTCTGCAACGCCTATCGATAGCGGGCAAACGGCCAATTCTTGGTATTACAAGATTGAAAACCGAAATGGAACGGCAAAGATTACGTTTTACAACTCAAATGTTCAAAATGGGGTTCCGATAGCCATTATTCTTCAGTATGGTCACGGGACCCGCAACGGTGGCTGGGTACAGGGTCGAGATTACATCAATCCTGCTATCCAGCCTATTTTTGACAAAATTGCAGAACAAGCATGGAAGGGGGTTACTAAGCTATGAGCACTACGAATGACGAAAGAGTCGTAGAAATGCGATTTGACAACAAGCAATTCGAAAGTAATGTTCAGACCAGCCTTTCCACTTTGGATAGATTGAAGAAGAGCTTGAATTTATCCGGCGCTGCAAAGGGTTTCGATGAAATAGACAGCGCTTCCAAAAAGGTAAATATGAACGGCCTTGCGAATGCTGTGGAGTCTGTGCGTCTGAAGTTTTCAGCTTTGGAAGTCATGGCGGTAACAGCCCTTGCCAATATCACCAATTCCGCTTTGAACGCGGGAAAAAGGATTGTTTCGGCGCTTACGATAGACCCGATTAAAACAGGTTTTCAGGAATATGAAACGCAAATCGGCGCGGTGCAAACTATCCTTGCCAACACTCAGCATGAAGGGACAAACCTTCAGCAAGTAAACAGGGCGCTGGATGAACTGAACACCTATGCGGACAAGACGATTTACAACTTTACCGAAATGACCAGAAATATCGGTACGTTTACCGCAGCCGGTGTAAATCTTCAAACTTCCGTTGATTCTATCAAGGGTATCGCTAACTTGGCCGCTGTTTCGGGTTCCACCTCTCAGCAAGCTTCTACGGCAATGTATCAGCTTTCCCAGGCATTGGCAGCCGGTAAGGTTTCGCTTATGGACTGGAACTCTGTTGTTAATGCCGGTATGGGCGGTAAGGTGTTCCAGGACGCGCTTGTCAGGACTTCTGAACTGCTCGGCACCGGAGCGAAAAACGCCATCAACATGTACGGCTCGTTTAGAGAGTCCCTTACCAAAGGCGAGTGGCTGACCACCGAGGTTCTCACCGAAACATTGAAACAGTTCGCCGGCGCTTACAGCGAAGCGGATCTGATTCAGCAGGGTTTCTCGGAGTCTCAGGCTAAAGAAATTGCTCAAATGGCGAAAACCGCAGAGGAAGCTGCAACTAAGGTCAAGACCTTCACTCAGTTGTGGGATACTTTAAAGGAAAGCGCTCAATCCGGATGGACGGCAACTTGGGAAATTTTGATTGGTGACTTTGAGGAAGCAAAAGACCTGCTTAGCGAAGTATCCGAGACCATCGGCAACGTGATTGGCGAGGCTGCCCAAGCAAGAAACGATCTGCTCAGCGGCGGTCTCAGTTCCGGATGGAAGCAGTTGCTGAACCAAGGCATTGCCGATGAAGCCGGCTATATCGAATCTATTCAAGAGGTTGCCAGAAAAAGCGGTGACGCCTTCGACAAGATGGTCGCGGATTCGGATAATTTCAGCGACGCTCTTAAAAAAGGTTTGCAGGAAGGAGTTATATCTTCTGATACCCTTTCGGATGCCGTCCATAACCTCAGAGATAAAATGACCGGCATGTCTCAGGAAGAGCGTAAAGCCGCCGGTTATACCTCAGAGATGGTGGAGCAAATCGAAAAACTGGACGAGGGGCTCAAAAACGGCTCCGTTTCCATGGATGAGTTTACGGAAAAGATTCTTAAACCGTCCGGCCGAGAGAACTTGATTCAGTCGATTTGGAATGCCGCTAAAGGGTTGATGAGCGTTATTGCCCCTATTAAGGAGGCGTTCCGCGACATCTTCCCGCCTATGACTTCCGAACAGCTATACGCTTTTACAGAAGCGTTGAGAAATCTCACGGAAAGAATGAAACTCAGCGAAACGACTTCTGAGAATTTAAAGCGTACTTTTAAAGGCTTATTTGCCGTTCTCGATATTATCAAACAGGCTGTGACAGCCGTGTTTAACGCTGTTGGTTCGCTTCTTGGCGGTGTTGGCGATCTTGGCGCCGGAATACTCGGCGTGACCGGTGCTTTTGGTGACTGGCTCGTTAAGCTGGACGAATTCATCAAGCAGGGCGACGTGTTCAATAAAGTTCTCGGAACAATCGTGAGCGTCATCAAAACGGTTGCCACCGCGATTCGTGATTTCGTAAAGGTTGTAGCTGAAAAGATCGCTTTCCCGGGATTTGAATTGTTCCATTCCCTTCTTGAGAGACTGCACACAAGGATGTCCCAGATTGGCGACGCAGCCGGCGGTATGAAGAGCAGCGTTTCCTCAGCATTTGAGGCAATGGGGAACGCCCTCGCTAACTGCCAGTTTATGCAGCTTCTTCAGGCGATATGGGATGCGGTTAAAGCAATTGCCGGAGGTATCGCTGATGCGATGGGGAAAGTCGGTTCTTCGCTGATTGACAGCATCGGAAACGCTGACTTTAGCGGTGTTATCGACCTTCTCAACGGAATATCTTTCGGTGCGATTGCGGTCGGTATTACCAAATTTGTCGGCGCTATCAAAGAACAGCTCGATTCCATCGGAAGTATCAAGGAATCTTTCATCGGTATTCTGGACAGCGTAAGAGGATGTTTCGAGGCATACCAGTCTCAGTTGCAGGCTGGTACCTTGCTGAAAATTGCGTCTGCCATTGCGATTCTGGTAGCGTCGTTGGTGGCGCTTTCTCTTATCGACAGTGCAAAATTAAGTGCTGCTCTCGGTGCCATTACTGTTCTGTTTGCTGATTTGATGGCTTCTATGGCTGTATTCAATAAAATTAGTGGACAGGCAAGCGGCGTTATAAGAAGCACGACCGCAATGTTAGCGATTTCCACTTCTGTGTTGATCCTGGCAAGTGCTTTGAAGAAACTTGGTGATTTGGACGCTAAACAGCTCGCGACTGGACTCACCGGCGTTGTCGGTTTAACCGCCACGATGATTGTTGCCGCAAAATCACTCAGCAAAGGCGGTCCCACTATTATAAAGGGGGCCTCTCAGATGGCTATATTTGCCGCAGCAATTAAAATTCTCGCGTCCGCCTGCGAAGACTTATCCGCACTTGACTGGGAAGAACTTGCCAAAGGACTTGTCGGCGTCGGCGTGCTGCTTGCGGAAGTATCGTTGTTTATGAACACAGCGAAATTTAGCGGCCAATCCGTTACAACTGCTACCGGAATTGTGATATTGTCCGGAGCAATTAAAATTCTCGCGTCCGCCTGCGAAGACTTTGCACAAATGAACTGGGGCGAAATCGGGCGAGGGCTCACTTCAATCGGTATCGTCCTGGCGGAAATTGTGGCGTTTACCCGTCTTACAGGGAACGCGCAGCATGTTATAGCAACTAGTGCGGCTTTGATCGGCATTGGAGCCGCTATGAAAATCCTCGCAGCAGCGGTAAAAGACTTTTCCGCTATGAACTGGAGCGAACTCGCCGTTGGCCTTGTTGGAATGGCGGGAGCTTTGACAGCCGTTACGATTGCCGTCAATTTCATGCCTAAGAATATGATTGCGATTGGAACCGGTCTTATTGCTGTTTCTACTGCTCTTCTTATTATGGCTTCGGCTCTTGAGAATATGGGCGGTATGGAATGGAACGAAATTGCAAAAGGGCTTGTCGCTCTTGGCGGTTCGCTCGGGATTATGGCCGTTGGTTTGAGAGCTATGACCGGAACCTTGTCTGGATCTGCCGCTATGTTGGTGGCCGCATCCGCGCTGGCTATTCTTACACCTGTTCTCAGCATTCTCGGTGCTATGAGCTGGACTGCTATCGTGAAGGGTTTGGTGTCGCTGGCTGGTGCTTTCACCGTTATTGGTGTTGCGGGAGCAGTTCTCACTCCGTTGGTTCCTACTATTCTTGGTTTGAGCGGCGCTATGGCTCTGATTGGTGTTGCCGTTTTGGGGCTTGGCGCAGGACTTTTAGCTGCCGGAACCGGCTTGTCCGCAATCGCTGTAGGCTTTACTGCACTGGCAGCGGCAGGAACAGCCGGAGCGACCGCTGTAGTGGCGTCTTTAACCGTTATCATCACAGGCATTGCGGATCTTATTCCGGCTATCGTTGCAAAAATCGGCGAAGCCATTGTTGAATTCTGCAAAGTGATTGCCAATAGCGCAGGTGAAATTGGGAACGCAGTGAAAGAAGTAGTTCTAACTCTTGTAGATGTGCTTGTCGAGTGCGTTCCGGCTATTGCAGACGGGGCGTTAAAGCTTATCGCGGGTGTTCTTGAGGCGCTGGTCCAATATACTCCGCAGATTGTAGATTCCCTGTTCCAGTTCCTCATCGGTGTGCTTGAAGGAATTGCCCGTAATCTGCCCGGTCTTATTCAGGCGGCCATCGACGTGCTCATGGCGTTCTTTGCTGGCATCGTTGACGCTTTGAAGGGGATTGATACCGCAACTCTGCTTCAAGGGATTGTCGGAATCGGTCTTCTGGCTGCTATTATGGCAGCTCTTAGTGCTGTTGCTGCTCTTGTTCCTGGAGCCATGGTTGGCGTTCTCGGAATGGGATTGGTTATCGCAGAACTGGCATTGGTTCTTGCCGCAGTCGGCGCGTTGGCTCAAATTCCCGGTTTGCAGTGGCTCATCAATGAGGGCGGTAATTTGCTGCAAGGCATCGGCACTGCCATTGGCAAATTTATTGGCGGTATTGTAGGCGGCTTTATGAGCGGCGTTTCCAGCCAGTTCCCGCAAATCGCTGCTGATTTGTCCGGATTCATGACAAACATTCAGCCGTTTATTCAGGGCGCTTCCGCTATTGACCCATCTATGATGGACGGCGTAAAAGCCCTGGCTGAAACCATTCTTATCTTGACCGCTGCAAATATTCTGGAGGGGTTGACTTCCTGGTTTACAGGCGGGTCTTCGCTTACCGGGTTTGCGGAAGAACTTGTTCCTTTCGGCACAGCGATGAAGCAATTTTCGGATGAGATAGCCGGAATTGACGGAGAAGTTGTGGCTAATGCGGCGGTTGCAGGCAAAACATTGGCGGAAATGGCTGCTACGCTTCCTAACAGCGGGGGCGTCGTCGGCTTCTTTGCCGGTGAAAACGATATGGGCGCATTTGGGGATCAGATTGTAGCCTTCGGCGAAGCAATGAAAGCTTTTGCTGACTCGGTTGCAGGTTTAGACGCCAGCGTGGTTACAGAAGCCGCAAATGCCGGAAAAGCTATGGCTGAGATGGCGTCTACGATACCGAACAGCGGAGGCGTCGTCGGCTTCTTTGCCGGTGAAAATGACATGGATGCTTTCGGCGAACAGCTCGTCCCGTTTGGCGAAGCGATGAAAGAATTCTCAATAGCCGTTACCGGACTGAACGCGGATGTGGTTGTCAATTCCGTTACTGCGGGTAAAGCCCTTATGGAACTGGCAAATACCGTGCCGAACAGCGGAGGTCTTGTTGCGTTCTTCACGGGCGAAAATGACCTTGATATGTTTGGAGAGAAACTGGTGCCGTTCGGAGAAGCCATGAAGCAATATTCCATTGCCGTTACAGGGCTGGACGCCAACGTGGTTGTAAATTCCGCAAATGCGGCGAAAGCTCTGGTAGAGCTGTCCAACAATCTTCCGAACAGCGGTGGCATTGTCAGTTGGTTTACGGGAGATAACGATATTGCCTCTTTTGGTGAAAAACTTGTCTCCTTCGGTCAGTCTTTTGCTGCTTATTACGCAAGCGTTAGCACGGTAGATGTAGCGAAGTTAAGCGGCGTTGTTGCGCAGTTCCGCAATCTTGTGGATTTGGCGAACGGTATTACCAGCGTTGATACGAGCGGGATGTCTCGTTTCGCTCAGGATTTGACGAATCTTGGCAACTCCGGTATTGAAGGCTTTATAAACGCTTTCAATAACGCCAGTTCCAGAGTGAGTGCCGCAGCAACATCGATGCTAACAACCTTTATCAATGCTGCGAACGCACAGAAGTCGGCGGTTGTCTCAACCTTTACAACAATGGTGAACAGCGTCATTTCTTCACTTACAAGTCAGCAGTACCAGTTTACGACTATCGGCAGCACAATGATGACGAATTTCATCACTGGTATTCGTGGGAAAGACAGCCTGGCCAGAAATACTTTCTTGACCACGATTAACGGATGTCTAACCACTCTCCGAAACAAATTCTATGAGTTCAATACCGTGGGTCAAGCCGTTATGACCAACCTTATTGCCGGAATCCGTTCTAAGGACCAAACGGCTAGGGATACTTTCGTCCAAATTGTCAGCAGATGCCTTACAGCGATTCGAAACAAGTATACGGATTTCTACAATGCCGGTAAATATCTTGTGGAAGGATTTGCCGACGGTATCACCGCAAACACCTATTTGGCGGAAGCAAGAGCGCGGGCTATGGCGGCGGCAGCGGCGAGGGCAGCCGAGAGAGAACTGGACGAACACTCACCTTCCAAGGTGGGTTATCGAATTGGTGATTTCTTCGGTCTTGCCTTTGTCAATGCGATTTCGGACTATGCCGATAAATCTTACAAAGCCGGCACCAATATGGCGGCAGCCGCTAAAAACGGTTTGAGTAATGCAATTTCCAAAATCAGAGAATTTGTCGACGGAGAAATGGAGGTTCAGCCTACGATTCGTCCTGTTTTGGATCTTTCCGAAGTACGTTCCAGCGCTGGCCGGCTTACTGCTATCCTGAGCAGAAGCCAGGCTATGAAGATCAGTTCTTCGATGAACCGGGAAACAACCGGGGAAATTCAAAATGGAGATGGCACGCCATCTGTTGGAAATTCCTATTCCTTTGTACAAAACAACTATTCACCTAAAGCACTGTCGAGAATCGATATCTATCGCCAGACGAAGAATCAGTTCTCCGCTTTGAAAGGATTGGTGGAAACATGATTTATTCGATTGTTGTCACCAATTATTTAGGTGACAGAATCAAGCTTGAGCTGGGGAAGCCTGATGTTTCGGGCTTCCTCATCAAGTCTATAACCGGTCTTGGCCCGGCGAAAGCCAACGTGAACACGACGGAAGTTTCGACCAACGACGGCTCTCTGTTTAATTCCGCAAGGCTGAGCCAAAGGAACATCGTGCTTGACATGGTGTTTATCAACACAGTTTACGGGGAAAGCATCGAAGACCTGAGACAGAAATCCTACAAGTATTTCCCTCTGAAAAAAAGCGTGGAGCTTACCATCGAGACGGACAACCGGTATGTGAAGACAACCGGCTATGTGGAGTCGAATGAACCGAATATTTTCAGCTCTCAGGAAGGCACGCAAATTTCCATTATTTGCCCCGACCCTTATTTTTATTCGGCTGGAGAAGATGGGAACAACGTAACCAACTTTTACAGTATCGACCCGATGTTTGAGTTTCCGTTTTCAAATGAATCTCTGGACGAGCCGCTGTTGGTTTTCGGCGAGATTCAAATAAAGACGGAGGGCGTTATCACCTATCACGGCGATTCCGAAATTGGCGTGATGATTTACATCCACGCTATTGGACCTGCGACCAATATCAATATCTATAATACCGAGACTCGTGAAGTGATGAGAATCAACACCGAAAAGATTTCATCGCTGACTGGGAAAGGGATTGTAGCAAGCGACGATATTGTCATCAACACCGCAAAGGGTGAGAAAAGCATTACTCTGATTCGGGAAGGCGTCTCCTACAACATCCTGAACTGTCTGGACAAAAACACAGACTGGTTCATGCTGGCAAAAGGAGACAACATCTTTGCTTTTACCGCAGACAGCGGCGTTACAAATCTCCAATTCCGAGTCGAGAACAAAGTAATCTATGAAGGGGTGTAAGACATGAAACTACTGGTATTAAATACTGCGTTTGAGTCTATCGCCGTCGTGGATACTTATGAATCTCTGATTTGGACGGACCGGTATAACGCATACGGTGATTTCGAAATCTTCTTTGCCATGGATACGGGTCTTCTCGAATACCTGAAAGAAGACAACTATCTTTGGCTGAAAGAATCGGAACACTGCATGATTATAGAGGAAATCAAGATTGATTCCGACACTGAAGATGGCAATCATCTGATTGTGACGGGCCGGTCACTGGAATCCATTCTTGAACGCCGCATTATCTGGGGACAGCGAATCTTCAGCGGGAATCTTCAAAATGCGATTCAGACGATGCTGAATGAGAACATCATTTCGCCGTCGATTGCGGACAGAAAGATTCCGAATTTTACATTCAAGGCTTCCACAGACAGCAAAGTAACCGGACTGACGATTGACAACCAGTATACGGGCGACGACCTGTATACCGTCATAAAAGGGCTGTGTGAGGAGAACAACATCGGGTTCAAAATTATTCTGACCGATGGCAATAAGTTCGAATTCTGCCTGTATGCTGGCGCCGATCGTTCGTATGACCAGACGGAAAACCCATATGTGGTGTTCTCTCCGAATTTTGAAAACATCATCAACAGCAACTATTATTCATCCAAGGCCAACTTAAAAAATGTAACGCTTGTCGCCGGGGAAGGCGAAGGAGCGTCAAGAAAAACAACCGTTGTAGGGTCTGGTTCCGGTTTAGACAGGCGCGAACTGTTTACGGACGCCCGGGATATTTCGTCTGACACTGAAGACGGGCAGTTGCCGGAAAATGAATATATTGCTCAGCTTACCGCCAAAGGCGAAAAGAACCTTGCCGACCACGACAGAGTTACAGCCTTTGAGGGGGAAGTCGAGGTCACAAGGCTGTTTAAGTATGGCGAAGACTTCTTTATTGGCGATATTGTCCAGATTGCCAATGAATATGGGAACGAAGGATCTGCTTATATTTCGGAGCTGATTATCTCAAGAAGCAAAGACGAGCAATCCATCTACCCTACTTTTAAGACTATTTCAGAAAAGGAGGGAACGAGCTAAATGAGCGTAACTTATGGGTTTTACAACTCGCTGAACGGCGACCGCAAGTATAACGCTGAGCAGGTATCGAGCTTGTTTGACGGTTTGATTATCGACGGTGTGTTCGCTTCCGTCGGGACGGCTTTCGCAGTAAAAGCGACGACGGGAATCACCGTCAATGTCGGAATCGGCAAAGCTTGGTTTAACCACACGTGGACTTTGAACGATTCTATTCTTCCACTGGAAGCCCCGGAAGCCGAAGTCCTTTTGGACAGAATCGACGCGGTTGTGCTTGAGGTGGACGCTACGGAATCCGTTCGGGCAAACAGCATCAAGTTTGTGAAAGGGACGCCGTCCAGCGCTCCATCTAATCCGACTCTTACAAACGAGGGCACTGTGCATCAGTATCCGCTCTGTTATATTTACAGAAAATTCGGAAGCTCCGCGATTACGCAGGCCGATATCACAAATATGGTTGGTACGGAATCTACCCCATTTGTCACAGCTATGCTGCAAACCATCAGCCTTGACGAGCTTCTGGGCCAGTGGCAGAGCGAGCTTGACCAATTTGTCGACGCAAGGCAGGACGAGGTGGACCAGTGGATTGCCAGCGAGGAATCCGACTTTACCGAATGGTTCGATCAGATGAAGGCGGATTTACAGGCGGAACAAACCCTGCTCGACCAATGGGTTGCCACTGAACAGGCTGATTTCCTGGCATGGTACAACCAGATGAAAGACCAGTTGGGAGAGGACGCCGCCGGAAATCTTCAAAACCAGATCAACAAGGATGAGATCAAGCGGATTCTTCTGGTCGGGTTTGAAGACGGAACAAAAGAGTTTTCGGAAGACGGAACGGTTATTACCTCTACCGCCAGCGATGGACGAATCCTGACGAAGACATTTACGAACGGATTCCTCACAATGACGAGCGTGCTGAAAAGCGCTGCCGGCGCGGAAGTGGCGAGAGCCGTGAAAACCTTTAACACCGACGGCAGTTTAATCAGCACTGTCGTTACGTACTCTTAATGCGAAAGGAGAAAATTCAAAATGGCAGAAGAAGATCTGATCTTTGGGAAAAACAGACATTTCTTCGGCGGCATCGAGCCATCTAATATGCAGAACTTTACTGCGGTTATTGAAGGCGAGCATGTCAAAATTACAGCGCAGCTTCCTGCCGACACGGTTATCAACGGGCAAACGCTTTGCACCGTAGAGGGGGCCGTTATCCGAAGAAAGACAACGGATTATCCTAAGGACGAATTCGACGGAGAAGAGGTTTCCGTTATTAAGACCTCTACGACTTTTGTGGACAGCGAAACGTCCGCAACAGGCACTTATTACTATGCAGCGTTCCCGTTTACCACGCAGGGCGTCTACAACCGAAATAAGGCGAACCGCGTTGTGGTGAATGAGCCGGAGCCGATGGAGGAGTTTTCCGCAAAGTCGGTATATATTTCCTCTTCCGATACGGTGAAAGTAGAAATTACTGCCAAGCTTCCGGACGGCGTTGCCGGCGCTGTAATCCGAAAGAGTACGACTGGTTATCCGACAAGCGAAACCGACGGTGATGCGCTTACGACAATTACGACAGACACCGTATATACGGATACTAACGTGACAGTCGGAACCACCTACTATTATTCAGCGTTCCCTTACACCAGCACCGGAGCCTATAACAGGAGCGAAGCCAACCGTACAAGCGTAACCCCGAAAAAGCGGGATTATCTGTTCGGTTACGATCTTGTCAAGTCGACCAGTAGCCCGAGCGGACGCGTTTCTTATCCTGACGATGTTGACAATGCTGGTTTCACGCCGGCCAAGATGAATTTCGGCGGCAGCTTCAGCTACGGCGACTGGAACTTTGCCCCTGGCGAGAAATTCATGCCCCGTCCGTGTATGCTGACTTACGCCGGCGTTGTAGACCATTATCTGAATCCAAACGACTACACGCAGAAGGCGGAAGGCGGGGCTTCCAAGGTTGCTGATACCTCCTTTGGCGGCAACGCTATGATGGAATGGCCGAAGATCTACACCAAACGATGGGAAGAGGGCGGCGTATACCATTTCCGCTGCTCGGACACCCCGCAGGATGAGAGTTGGGAATGCTGGAGCAACTACGACAGGCTTAACAACCAAATCGATCACTTCTACACCCCGATTTATTTCGGTTCCAATGTGTCGAGCAAGCTCCGCTCCATCAGCGGGCAGGCCAACATGGTAAGCCAGAACGCTACGACGGAAATCAATTATGCAAAGGCCAACGGAAACGACTGGTACACCGAAGTCCTTGCGGACAGGCTGTTGATCCAGGATTTGCTTGTCATGATGGGCAAGAGCACCGACGGCCAGACCGTTTTCGGTTCCGGCAGAAGCTCAAGCAGCAACTCTTCGGCCGTAAACACTGGCACCATGAACAGCAGAGGCTTGTTCTGGGGTTCCAACAATGGTACGGACGGCGTGAAGGTGTTCGGTATGGAGCATTTCTGGGGGAATCTGTGGAGACGTACCGCAGGATGGATGAATGTGAACGGCACGCAGAAAGTAAAGCTGACGAGAGGCACAAAAGACGGATCTACCGTCAGCGATTACAATACGGACGGCAACGGCTATAAAACCGTGTCCGGAGCAACGCCTTCCGGCTCATCCGGCGGATACATCAACAGCATGAAAACGGAAGGGTTCGGACGGATCCCGGTTACGGCAAGCGGTTCGAGTAGCACATTCGAGGCGGACGGTCTTTACTACAACAATTCCGGCACAATGTATGCGTTTGTCGGCGGCTACTGGTACGATGGCCTTCCTTGCGGTCCGTTCTCCGCTGGTCTGCACCGTGCGCCGTCCATTTCGTCCTCGAACGTTGGCGCGGCTCTCTCTTGTAAACCACTTGCGACGGCGTAGCCGTCCGAAGAGGAGAGGTCTGGAGAACCTTAGGTTCGCCGGAGTAAAAATAAAATCAAAAGGGTTATGTACTGCGAAAGCTGCGATTGTCGGCGGCAACTGGAACAATGACCTTCAATGCGGTCCGTTCTACGCTAATCTGAACAATACGCCGTCCAATTCGAACTCGAACAATGGCGCGGCTCTGTCTTATCCAATAAGAAGTTTCTTACTTAATGCAGTACATATCGCTGTAAAAAACAGCAAGAGACAAAATGTTTCTTCCTCACCGCTTGGTGAAAATTAACTCGGTGCAAGCATCTGCTAGTAGCTGAGAATATGTCGAACGCGGATGAGAGGATAAGAGAGAATATATGAAATCCTATAACCACTTGTACGAAAACTGCATATCCGAAGAAAACCGAAGGATCTCCCTTAACCTTGCGAAACACAGCAAGCGAATGCGAAGAATCATGAAAAGCCGGCACCTGTCCGACGATGCTCTGGTTGCCTTATCCTACGACTGGATCAACAACTATGAGAACGCCGAGCATGTGCCGGTTTATATTTATGACGGCATTACGCGCAAAGAGAGGGTTATTATCGTCCCCACAATGGAAGAGCTGATTGTTCAGCACAACGTTGTGAACGCTTTGAAGCCGATGTTCTGCAAGGGCATGTATGAGCATAGTTATGCCAGTTTACCGGGAAGAGGCGCCCACAAAGGGAAACGGGTCATTGAGAAATGGATTCGAACCGATGCGAAGAACTGCAAGTATGTTCTGAAAATGGATATTCGACATTTCTTTGACACTGTTCCCCACGACAAGCTGAAAGCCAAACTAAGAAAGACAATCCATGATGAAAAGATGCTGGATTTGCTCTTTCGGATCATCGACGTAACCGACATTGGGATTCCGTTAGGCTTTTACACTTCTCAATGGCTTTCTAACTGGTATTTGCAGGGCCTAGACCACTATATCAAAGAACGGTTGGGAGCCGTGCACTATATGCGCTACATGGATGATATGGTTATCTTCGGCAGCAACAAGAAGGTTTTGCACCAGACAAGACAAGCGATTTCCGATTATCTCGAAAATGAGCTTGGGCTTTCACTAAAAGACAACTGGCAGATTTTTCGGTTCTCATATGGGAACGACAAGGGGCGCGACCTTGACTTCATGGGGTTCCGATTCTTCAGGAACCGAACGATACTTCGTAAAACCATCATGTACAAGGCCACGAGAAAAGCCAGAAAACTTTCCCGAAAAGAGAAGCCAACGATACACGACGCCCGTCAGATGCTGTCATATCTTGGCTGGATTGACTGCACCGATACTTACCGAATGTATCAGAAATGGATTAAGCCGTTTGTCAGTTTTAAGCAACTGAAACGAAAAGTTTCACAACATGACAGATACGACGAAAGAAGAGTGTATCAACAGCTTGTCAAACCTTACAGCTCGAAAGGAGGATAAGGCGTATGGAGCTAGACTACCGATATGCCGAGAGCACAGTCAAGCCGTCTGCCCTTGAAATCAACGACGGCACGGTTTATCTGCGAAAAGACTATTCCGAAATTGTCCGAACCTCTGAGCAAAGCGAAAAAGTCACTTACTGGACATATCAGGAGGCCCAGATTACTACGCAGGAATTCAATGAGTATGTCAACATGCTCATGGCTCAAAATGCGATCAAGGGTCAGAACGATTCCGAGAACATCGTCAGTCTTATGGTTGGACAGGAAAACAACGATAGCAATCAGCTCGCCGTAATGGAAGCGATTGCCGATCTGTACGAAATGCTTTTGCCAATGTAGGAGGTGCTGGTTATGGTTAGTCTTTACTGCACGCTTATTATCAATAAGCGAAGAACATTCGACCAAGTCCCGGAGAAAATCCAGGGCGAAGTCGAAACCAGACTCAGGGAACTGGGTTATGACGTCAACGGCGATCCTGTTGCCGGGGAGGTCTAACCATGTTCTATATACTCACAAAACTATTTGTAGGAGGTAGTAAAATGGTAGCATTGTATGTTGCACTGATCGTCAACGACCGCAGGACCTTTGAGCAGGTTCCGGCCAAACTGAAGGCTGCTGTGAAGGCAGACCTTGAGGCTATCGGCCTCGACGAGAACGGGAACGCTATTGTAGAGTAACCCGTTGGTGAGAGGAGGGGCCTGCTTCACCGTGGGCCCCAATTCTCTTTCTTTTAAGAAGCTGTAGGGGATATTTTCCGTAAGCTTCTTTATTTGTTTTATAAGGAGGACGATGCGAAAGATGGAACCCTGGCTTCAAATGGTGGTGACAATTGTTTGCGCGGTCATCGCTTCATCCGGTTTTTGGGCGTTTATCCAAAAGAAAAACGACAACAAAGATGTAAAGTCGCAGATGCTTATCGGGCTCGCCCACGACCGCATTATATTTCTCGGGATGCATTACATCGAGCGGGGATGGATTACACAGGACGAATATGAGAACCTTTACGAGTACCTGTATAAACCTTATGAAAAACTCGGCGGAAACGGCTCGGCTAAGCGAATTATGACCGAAGTGAATAAGCTGCCTATCCGAAAGTCGACTTACCAGCCGGAAGAGGTGACAGACCATGAATAATTGTCGAAAATGGAGGTGATACCATGAGTTACAGTGTTTCGGGTACAACGATCACACTAACCAGAGGAGACACTTTTGTGGCGCTCATTTCTATCACCAAACAGGACGGCACGCCATATGTGCCAAATGATGGCGATAAAGTACGGTTTGCCATGAAAGCAAAATATGAAGATCCAGAACCGCTTGTGGTGAAAGATATCCCGATTGATACGCTTACACTTACTCTTCATCCAGAGGATACGAAAGACCTTTCGTTTGGAAAGTATGTTTATGATATTCAGCTAACGAAAGCCGACGGAACCGTGGATACCTTTATCACAAAAGCGACTATTAAAATAACAGAAGAGGTAGATTAGTATGAGCGGATTAAAAGCGTTCGAATTAATTTGCGGTACTATTTCGGGAGAATCTACCTTATCGGGAACATTGTCCGTAGCTACCGGGCAAGATTACGACATCTATTCCGGAGAGTATGAGATAATTCCAGACGTTGAAGACGAACAGACGCTGGAAACCGCTCACAAATTGCTTACGGATAATATCGTCGTCGCCAAAGTTCCTTACTTTGAGACCAGCAATGATTCGAACGGAAATACCGCTTATATTGGAAAGGAAGTGTAGTTTATGCCAGACACAAAAGCAATCAATAAAGTTATATATGGCGGAAGAGTCCTTATTGACTTGACTGGTGATACTGTTACCGCTGACAAGCTACTTGCTGGATATAAGGCACACGGAGCAGACGGTAATATTGTAAATGGTACTTGCGATTATGATATGAATACGCAAGACGCTAATGCTACCGCTGCTGAGATTCTGTCAGGTAAGAAAGCCGGCGTTGGTGGTCAAATGGTTACCGGTGCCATGAAAAACAATGGTGCCGTAGAAGGGACCATTTCGTCCAAAGATGAGGAGTATACTGTTCCGCAGGGCTTTCACGACGGTTCGGGCAAAGTAAAAATCCATGCTGACGAAAAGGCGAAGCTTGTTGCAAACAACATTCGGGAAGGCGTTACGATTCTTGGTGTTGCCGGCAGTATGACCGGAACCGAAGGGGCCAATCCGCAGGCTAAAACCGTTACGCCAAGCACCAGCCAGCAGGAAATCCTTCCGGATTCTGAGTCCGGGTACAATTATCTTTCCCAGGTTACTGTTTTGGCTATCCCTTATTCGGAGGCGGAGAACCCGCAGGGAGGCACGACTGTAACAATCGGCTAATGAGAGGTGATAGCGATGTCTTTTAATAAAGTAATCTATGGAGGACGAACTCTTATCGATTTGACTGCCGATACCGTAACGGAAGATTCTTTGCTAGAGGGCTACACCGCTCATAAAGCGGACGGTTCTGTTATAACAGGAAAATTCAAAGGTGGAAGCGAGACGGAGGAAATAGACCGAATCCTTACTTCCGGACTAACCGACGGTTATAAATATTTTCTGGACGACGGGACCATAATCAGCAACGATAGCGTAAACGGTTTGAAATTGACTAAGACTTTTTCAAACGATTTCAAGACCTGCACTACCGTCTTGACCAACGAAAATAATACGGAGTTGGGACGGACGGTGAAAACGTATTCGGACGATTTCCTGGTCATAACCACTACCGACCATTTGGGACGCAAGCTTGTAAAAACGTTCAACGTGACGTTAAAGACCTGTGTTTCAGTCCTTACAGATGCGGAAGGAATACAGTTGGCCAGGCAGACTAAGACCTTCTCGGACGATGGTTCAGTCATTGAAACAGAGGTTGTTTACGGCAGTCAAACGTCGTAATAAAAGTGTATACATCTCGATTTATTCCTACACTATACCTGCATTTGGGCCGAAAAACCCGGAAATTCTGGGTTTTTTTGTTTCTATAATAGAAACTTACCTTAATTTACCCACTGCTAAAGCCCAGTAAATACGCGGTTTTAAGAGCAGTTAGATGTGAGAAAAAGCCGAGAAATGTAGGTAATTCATCTATTATTCCTGCATTACTCCTATACACTTATTCCTATACAAAAGAGAGCCTCCTTGTGGTATCGGATGCCTTAACCGGCGTCCTGCTGCGAGGAGGCTTTTTCTTTGTTATAGGCAAAAATTACAAGCTATTTTATTTTTTCTATTTCGTCTTTTAGCCATTCGAATTCTCTCTGTGTATAAACCTTTTCAGTTATATCAGAGATCTTATGCCCTACCATATACTTAATAGCGTATTCATCAACGCCGTATTTTTTAGCCATGGTAACAAAGTGTTTGCGTCCGTCATGGGGTCTATGCTCCGGATTAAGTTTCAGTTCGTCCCGAATCATCCCAAAAGCCTTTTGATATCTGTTGTAGGTCAAAGCCGTATTCTTGACCCTGCTGCTTGGATTGGCGTAATTGAACAGATATATGCTTCCTATTTCCTGAGCCTTTTTATAGTGCCGTTCTACCAAGTGTCTTATTTTTGAGTGGATAGGTACAACACGGTTAGTACCTGCATCGGTTTTCATTCCTCCGCTGAATGTGCCATTTTCAAGATCCACGTCTTTCAACTCCAGCAAACCAATTTCCTGTGGCCTCCATCCGGAATAGCACTGAATCAAGATAACGTCTACATACATTTTATCATCTACATGCTGCCAGAGCAAATCCATCTCTTCTTGTGTAAACGGTATGTGCTCTTTCTTTACCGTTACGATTTCTTTGATGGTTTCCTCGGTTAGATTGAACGTTCTCGAATAGTTGCGGTCTACCAGTTCATATTCCAAGGCATAATCGAGCATTAAGTTGAACAGTGACTTAATCTTGTTCTTCATTGATGCGCTCGGGGTTTGTTCTTTTCCTCGTACTACGGATATCCCTTCTTCCATACAGCCTTTTATATGACGTGCTCGGACATCAATCACTCTCATGCTGTACACGGATGAACAATATCCCCAGGCGGATTCTACTGCTCTGCCGCTCGCTTCATTCTTCAGAGTTTTCAAGTATTCCGGTTTCCACCGTTCGTACAATTCTTTGACGGTGAGAGACGGCTCGAGATCATATGGGTTCTTGTTATATTCCACAAGAGCGGCATAGGCGTCATTATAGGTAGGAAAATAGGATTCCGGCTTTAGAGGTTTGCATATCGGCCGTCCGTTTTCTGCTTTTCCTACGCTCACCATCGCCCTGAAAGGATTGCGGAGATTACGGTTTTTAATCTCGCTGATTTGTCCGAATCCGTTCGGTAAACGGCGTCGTTTGTTGTTTTTGTTTCGAGGCTTTCTTGATTTGGAGCTTGACTGCATCGGGTATCCGCAATGCGGACAGGAAACAGCTTTATCACTTACTTGCAATTCGCACTCCGGACATTTTATAAGCATAGAGACCACCTTTCCATTGATTTGCTATTAGTAATCATATATCATAAGTATAGGAATTGTCAACTCCTACACAAAACTTTTCTTGCTGCGATTGGAGGAAAAGATGAAATATGATTAGTGAGAGCAAATCAACCTGCCCCAAATGCGGCGGACAGTTGAAATATTACGACACCGTAAAAAGAATTGTACGGACGAAATACGGCGTCAAAAACAAAGTAGATATTCGAAGGTTCCGATGCCAAAAATGCAGCGCTATGCATCGGGAACTTCCGGACTTTATATTTCCATACAAGCAGTACGAAGCGGAAATCATCATCGGTGTTTTGGAAGGGCTTATTACCTGCGAAACGCTCGGCTTTGAAGATTACCCTTGTGAAATGACGATGATCCGATGGCGGCTGTCTCCACCTAAGTTGTTTTCACTAAAAGCTGTTTCTAACCTAGAATAGCAGTTGAAAGGAGGCAAAAGCCAATGGATGAAGTTATATTTGCATCTGGTTCCGTACCGGTAGCCGTAGCAGCGAGGGTTTATGGGAAAGACGCTTCATGGATTCGAGCCGGCATTATATCGGGGTGGCTGCCCATCGGTAAAGCAACCAGGAACGGAAAACTTATCACCAATCTGGAAGAGATGAATTCGAAATACGGACGAATCAACTTTTACATCTCTCCAAAGTTACTGTGGCAGGAAACGGGTTATGTCTGGCGAGGTGAACGGGTATGAGCACAACGATAAGACCTGAAGTATCTGAGAAAAACCAATACTGGATTGAGAAACACCGGTATTACGAACTGAAGCATTTCTGCCTACAGTATCCGATATGGCGGAAATCGTATGCCATGCTGGATGGGTTTCCGAGCAGTTGGCCGAAATTGATACCGCCGGGCAGGACAAATAACATCAGCGATCCGGTTGCTAAATGCGCGATGGCAAGGCTGTTTTACTCGAATCGGATGGACATGGTCGAACGGATGGCCAAAGAAGCAGACGAAGAACTTTACTGTTATATTTTGAAAGGTGTAACGGAAGGGGTTTCTTATGATTACATGAGGGTTAAATTTTCTATCCCATGCTGCAAGGATACTTATTACAACTTGTACAGACGGTTCTTCTGGCTGCTCAGCCAAGAAAGAGGGTGATAGAGTGAAGATTGTAGATGTGGCTGTTAAGAAAGTATATCGGTTCAATTGCCCGAACTGCCAGAGCAGGCTTGAGGCGGAAAGCAGCGAACTGACAGACATAGGCGGTAAGGTAAGTAAGTTCTATTGCCCAGTGTGCCGAAAAGAGCGCTATATAACCTGGTCTGACTTGAGGAAGAAAATCGTCTATGAGGGTTCGCAAGAATAACAAGCTCCTTTATGAAAGGAGTGTAAGACTATGGAAATACTTAATGCCAACAATTTATCCATCAATATTATCCGGAAGAATACTCAGCCATAACAGAAAAGGTTATTAAGTATCACGAAACGCACTGATTTTATAGATTGAGTCTAAGGAAACTTAGGCTCTTTCTTTTTATCCTAGATTAGAATTCAGTACGCAGGTGACGGAAAAACATGTTAAATTGATATCTGAAAAATTCCCCGGGTTGAAAATTTGGAAAAACATTTAAAAGGAGGACGCACATGAACTTGGCAATTATCTTTGCTCTCGGCGTTTTGGTAGGCGCCATTTTTACGGGTATTGTATTTCGACTTTTCTTAGTCGGAACGCTTCGAGTCGATCATTCAGATCCGGATGGTCCTTTTTTGTTTTTGGAACTATCGAAGCGGGTTGAAGCGATAGTTTCAAAAAAGTATGTCGTGATGAGAGTCAAGGCTAAAGACTTCATTCCGCACAAATAACACTTCCTTTTATGGAACCCAGTAAACGAAAGGAGAAATGCAAAATGGGCGAAGAAATTAAAAATTTGTTGGAAAAGGAAATCAAGAATCAAATCGAAAACTTGGCTTCTCTCGAACCAGGAAGCGAAAAACACTCTACAGCAGTGGAAAGCTTGGCGAAACTTTACAAGGTGAAGCTCGATGAAGACAAAACTTCAATGGAGTATCTGGACAAAACTCAGAATCGTGAAAGCGATGAGGGCTTTAAGGTTGCTCAGATTGAAGAGAATGTCAAAGATCGGTATGTCAAAATTGGTATTGCAGCCGCCGAGCTTGTGCTGCCGTTGATGTTCTACGCATTCTGGATGCGAAAGGGATTCAAGTTCGAAGAGAAAGGAACTTATACCTCTACGACATTCAGAGGTTTGTTTAGCCGTTTTAAACCAACCAAGAAGTAAAATGGTTCCGAAACGAGGAGTTCGTGGATATCACACGGCCTCTTCGTTTTTCTCCGTTAAAATCGCATCCACTATTATGAGAGATGTAAAAGTGCTTTTTATCTCTTGATAATTCAAAGGTGGCGGTTATACTTAAAATTGCCACACAGTATCAAGGAGGTAATTTGCAATGAGCTTTTTTAACGACGCGCAAAAGGACGCATTACTTACTGGCAGGTATATTTGCAGTAAATGCGGAGCAAGGATGCAGTTCGAGGATGAATGGGAAGATATATTAGTATGCCTCGAATGCGGCCATTCCGTAGAATTGGAACGGTACGGAATGGAAGACGATGAGGAATATGAAGCTCTGTATCCTACCAGAGAAGAGGTTTGCGGAGAATTTGACGAAGATTAAATAAGATTATTAGCAAAAGGGAGAGGGTCCTGACGAGGGCTCTTTCTCTTTTCTTTTTGGTGGTGTATATGAGATACCATTTTGATAAACCGGAAATCTATCTGTCTATGTACGGAAGCCGTTATATTTGCGATCATCCCGTTTACAACAGTTGCACGCTATACACGATCGGAGAAAAAGGACTGGCCGTGATACAGCAGAGATTTGATGCGGAAACCAAGAGTACATGGTGGAGTGAGGTTGACCCGTGGATTACCGACGCTTTATATTTGCACCCCAATTTTCGGGAATACTTTGACGCCCGTTCCGGAACTTGTACAGACGGCCTCTACCCCACCGTTACTGTCCGACAAATTATGTGGGCGCTGAAAATGAAACCTATCAAACGGGAGCGATGGGAAACAGTCTTTGACAGACGGGAAATTTAAGTTCGCAAAAATCGCATCTTCTTTTACGGAAATCAATGGGTATTTGAAAGGAGTAAAAGGAGTATGGACGAAATGAAAATAGGGTCGAAATTCACGACGGGCATTCTGTCGAAGTTGATAGCTATGCTAATCCGAAAGAAGTTTGGGTATGATGTGGAACTCAAACTTAATGAGGTGAACGCAACGGTTATTGACGGAAAGACACATGTCCATCTGGATGTAGATGCTGAACTCGAAAAAGACGAACTTATGAAAATTTTAAAGAACATTGGTTTGTAAGGAGAAGGGCCGCTAATAACGGCTCTTTTCTTTTGCCGCGCGAAAATTACAACGCTTATTATGAGGGAAAGAGAGTAACCGATTAGGATAGTTGAGGTTGCCATAATAGTAAGTTTATGCTTGGCTTACATCTTTCTCTTTTAATTTTTTCACGAAAGGAGAAGACCATGAGCATCGATCAGCTTGAACTAATTTTGTATGACATGTATCACATGGATGCTTGGATGCCTCCGTTGTTCGGAAAATGGACAGAGGAATTCAAGAAAAGCAGTTATTCACAATGGGCTGTCGACGAGCTCAGAGATTTTATCGCCGAAAAAATATATCCGAGAACATCGGGATCAATCGATGAATTCTGTGAACTCGCCCACGAATTCATGGTGAAGATGTTTGCTTATTCAAAAGTAAATCCGAGAACAAGCCAAATATTTAAATCGGCCGGCAACATGGCTGTAGATATCCTGGATTTACTGAGAGCTATGAGATGAACGAAAGGAGAAAAACATGAAAGGAATTGTTTACATTCATTATGGCTCTACTGTTTTTGATTCTTCAAAAGGCTTTCCGATAAGAAACGAAGCTAACTGGAGCAAACCACGTGGAGGTCTTTGGGCTTCTCGCCAAAACTCGACTTTTGGTTGGAAAACGTGGTGTGAACAAGAGGAATTTAGAGACTGCGATGAGCATAATTCTTTTAAATTTCGACTGTGTGATAATGCAAAAGTAGCCGTTATCCATAATATGAAAGATTTGCGTTGTCTTCCCACCATTAAAAGCAGCACATCGAGTTTTTGGGGTACTGTTATTGATTTTGAAGAATGTGTTAGACAAGGTTATGACGCTGTCGAGCTTTGTTGGTATGGGGACGAATATAGTGAGCAAAAAGCTGATGACATGTATTTCGGTTTGTATGGATGGGATTGCGATTCTATCGTCGTTCTTAATCCGTTAGCAATTATACCAATCTAAAAGAAAGGAGAAAAACATGAACAAAACCCCCGTTATTCAAAAGGCGCTGCACAAGTCGGGACTATATTTGAAAAAGTATTCTCCCGTTGCTTTATCGTGTGTAGCATCCGTAGGAGTAATCGTAACCGTTGTTACAGCCGTTAAAGCTACTCCAAAAGCTGTAGAACTTGTCAAAGTGGACAGCAGAAAAAATCACGATGGAGATCCATACGCCTACACTAAAAAAGAGGCGTTTATGTCGGCGTGGAAATGTTATATTCCGACCGCTGCTTTTGGCCTCTCCACGATAGCCTGTATCATGGGAGCCAATGCGCTTAATAGTAGAAAACAGGCCGCCCTGACAAGCGCTTACGCTTTTGTTAACCAGTCCTATAAAGAATATAAGGACAAGCTGAAAGAGCTTTACGGAGAAGAGACGCATAACGCGATTGTGGACTCCATAGTGAGCGAAAAGTGTAAGGACGTTTATATTTCGTCGCCAAGCTTTATCAGCAGTTCGAGTCTCGATTTTGGCGAGGGCATGGAACCCGAGATAATCCGTACTTTCTACGACAGCTTTTCCCAGAGGTATTTTGAGACAACCATCGCCAAGGTCATAGAGGCGGAATACCATTTGAACCGCAATTTTATGTTTCAAGGCGTAATCCCATTGAACGACTTCTATGAGTTCCTTGGGCTTGAAAAAACCGAATTTGGAGAAACCGTAGGCTGGTCATCCTGCAACGGCGATATTTACTGGATTGATTTCAACCACCATAAATTAACGCTGGAAGACGGGATGGAAATCTTTGTTATTGACATGGTTTTTGAACCGACCGCCGAATGGATGGAAGATCTTTAAATCCGCAAAATTTACAAGTCGTATTATGAAAAGGAGGTAGCGCTTTATGATTAACGCTAAAATGGTAAAAATTCTTGGTATTGTCGCCACCGCAGTAGGTATGGGAGCAACACTGCTAACCGACTGGGTGAACGAAAAGAAAATGGAAGAGAAAATCGATGAACGCATTAACGAAAAGCTCGCCGCACTTAATGACGAAGAGGAAGAGTCCTAACAGGGGCTCTTTTTCTTTGCTCGACAAGCTATCGTGTGCGATTCGGAAACGGCTGTTTCGATTATCAAGGAATATGTAGACCGGCATTTATTCAGTCCGTCGTTCTCATGGCCTAAAGACGAATTTGAAAAACGGTCGTATTCACAATGGGCCGCTTATGAAATTATCAATCGAATTATGGATAAGCCCTTTGAAATGCCTATCTGTATTATCGAAAGTTTCATCTGCGAAATGGCTATGTATGCTTGTTACGGCGAGGACGAGCATCGCAGTTTGATATTTCAGACAGCGGTCGAAACAGCCGAAGACTTGATTTTGTTATTTGTTTAAACGAAAGGAGAAAAAACATGAAGGGCAAAAACGTTACTATTTTTGGTCTTGGAGCAATCGGTGGATTTATCGGAGGGAATGTGTTTGCATTTTACAAAATGTTACATTCCAAACGAATCAGAAAAGCACTTACTGACATTGTAGCCGATAAAATCGAAACGGTTCTTTATGGAGAAGAATGTCATTCCCCAAAGAACAATTCAAGGGTATCTTACAGCTACTATCACAAAAACAAAAACATACGCAATAAATCGGGTTTTGTTTTGGAAGATATATTGTTTGGAACTGAATCTGACGCTTTGTCTGTTCTTAGTTCAATGAAAGAAATTATCGTCAATTACGGATGTGTTTCGATTGCTGACTATTACGATCTGGCTGGTCTACCAAGCAATGTGTATACAAACACTAAATATGGATGGTTAGATCTTAAAGACGCAAAAGTTATCGATTCTATGGATGGGTATAAAATTAGCCTTCCTAAAGTGCTGATTTTAAATTAAGAAAGGAGAACTCAAATGGGAAAACACAGTTTATCCAGCATTGCCAAGAGTGTACGGACGGCGATGAAAAAGCATAGTCCGGAGATACTTACAGGTATCGGCATTGCTGGAATGATTACAACTACAGTCATGGCGGTGAGGGCAACGCCGAAAGCGCTGATTCTTATCGAGGAGAAAAAAAACGAACTTGAAACAGACCAGCTAAGCAGAAAGGAAATCGTAAAGACAGCATGGCCTTGTTATATTCCGGCCGCAATCGTTGGTTCGGTTTCTGTTTTCTGTCTTATTGGCGCCAGCTCAACAAATCTGCGTCGAAACGCAGCGCTTGCAACCGCCTACACGCTTTCTGAATCGACTTTAAAAGAATATCAGGAAAAGGTCGTAGAGGCGATTGGCGATAAAAAGGAGCAGACGATACGGGAATCGATGGCGAAAGAAAAAATCATGAAGAATCCCGTTCGGGAAGTGATTCTGACGGAAAAGGGCGGAAACACCATCTGCTATGACGCTATCTCGGGAAGATATTTTAAGTCGGACAGAGACACCATCAACCGAGCCGTAAACGAATTGAACCGGCAAATGCGGGACGACATGTATGTAACGCTCAACGAGTTTTACTATGCGCTCGGATTAGACGGGACGAAATTGGGAGACGATCTAGGTTGGAATATCGAAAAGGGATATATCGAACTTGATTTTAGTTCCCATCTTGACGCGAACGGCACCCCTTGCCTGGTTATTGATTATCGGGTTGCGCCGGTTTACGATTATCACTCCTGGTAACGACATCACTGAGAAAACCGCGCGAAAATTACAATTGCTTTAATGGAAGAAGTTCCACATTTTCAGAATTTGAAAGGAGAACATAAAATGGAAAACAATGCGATTATGAACAACGAGGTTATTGAAACTACTGAGGAAGTCATCGAAAACACAGGTATGAGCAAGGGTATCAAGATTGCAGCAGGCGTTGGTTTGAGCGTAATTGTAGGCTTTGTGGTCTATAAGTACGTAGCAAAACCGGTGATTGCGAATATCAAAACCCAGATCGAGCTGAAAAAGATGGCTGCTGAGGAAAAGACAATCATTGTTGACGAAGCAGACGTTTCTACAGAAGAAAACTGAAATTTGAATCTGTGAAATTCGGACAAGGGAGAGTGCCTTAAACAAGGTGCTTTCCCTTTTTCTTTTTACCAAAAAGGAGGGTACGAGAATGAAAGCCTATTACTACGACGGACCAGTCATGCGATTTGAAAACTGCGTGCAGAATCGCTGGAAAGCATCTACCTACGCCCCGTCGGAAGCGAAAGCTAAGAGTAATCTTGCTTATCAGTATAAAAAAGAAAACGGCATGACGCCGAATACCAAAATCACTCTGCCTGGCAAATTGATCCCGGCTTAAGAAAGGAGAAACCTAAGTGGAGGAATACAAAACTAATTCAGATAAGTCTCGTCAAGAGCAGTCTGAGAAAAAAGTGGAGGCAGTTATCAGCGGAAAAGCGAAAACCCGAAAAAAGGGTGAAATGCAGAAATTCGCCGACGTTTTTATTGCCGAGGACGCCAACAACGTAAAGTCTTATATTTTGCTGGAAGTCATTGTGCCGGCAATCAAAAAGGCTATTTCTGATATCGTTACTACCGGAATCGATATGATTCTTTACGGTGAGGCAGGAAGAACAAGGAAAAACGGTTCTGCTTCCAAAGTATCGTATCGGAATTATTACGAACGGGAAAGCGAACGCACCCGAGCCGGCTCCGCTATCAGACGGACAAATTTTGACTACGATGATATTTTGTTCGACACTCGTGGGGATGCGGAAGCGGTGCTGGATTCCATGAACGATATTATCAGCCAGTACGGTATGGTAAGCGTGTCGGATTTTTATGATTTGGCTAATGTTGCGAACGACAACTACACAATGAACCGTTACGGCTGGACAAACATTGCCGGAGCAACTGCTGTAAGGGTTCGGGACGGTTATATTTTGAAACTTCCAAGAGCCATCCCATTGAACTGAAAGGAGAAAAATATGCTTGAGTGTAAAATCTGCGGATGCAAATTCAATGCTGTTGAAGAGCGCCATTATATTTCTCGCGACAACGGAAAAAGCGGGTTAGCAGTAGCCTTTGGCTCGGAACCTGAGGAAAAACTGTACGATACTTTTGACTGCCCTTCCTGCGGCTGCCAGATTGCGGTTCAGGAACGAAAGAGAATCTATATCCCTTGCCGTGAAATCTGTGAGGAGGACGAAGAGTAATGTACGAATCCCCTGACAAAATGGTGTCGCACCCGGCACATTATCAATCTGAAACCGGTTTGGAAGTTATCGATGTGATAGAGGCTTTTACATTTGACCTCAAAGGCATCGAAGCAACCGATACCGGCAATATCATCAAATATGCCTGCCGTTGGAAACAGAAAAACGGCATTCAGGACCTCGAAAAGATTATGTGGTATACACAGCATCTTATCGACCATCTCAGAAAACTCGAAAAGGAGAATGAAAACTATGAAAAATAAGACCGAAATTGTAAAGAGCGTCAGCGGCGCTATGAATAAGACCATGATGAAGGTCAGAAAGCACAGCCCTGAGATTCTCGTAGTGGCCGGAATCGCGGGGATGGTTGTAAGCGCCATTATCGCTTGCAAAGCCACAACCAAAGTAAACAAGATTGTGGAGGATACCAAGAACGATATCGATAAGGTCCATACCGCAACGGAAACCGGAGTTACTGAAGCGGGTGAATCTTACTCTGCTGAGGATTCCAAGAAGGATCTCACTATCATTTATGTACAGACCGGTATTAAGTTCGCCAAGCTGTATGCTCCTGCCATTATTCTCGGAACGCTGTCCATTACCAGCATCCTTGCGTCCAACAACATTCTTCGCAAGAGAAATGTAGCGCTTGGCGCGGCTTATGCGGCTATCGACAAGAGCTTTAAAGAGTACCGCAGCCGAGTAGTCGAGCGATTTGGCGAGCAGGTAGACCAGGAACTGAAGTACAACATCAAAGCGAAGAAGTTTGAAGAGGTTGAGGTCGATCCTGAAACCGGAAAGGAAAAGAAGGTAAAGAAAACAGTCCAAGTGGTTGACCCCAATCTTCAGAGCGATTATGCTGTTTACTTTGACTCGAAGAGCCGCAATTACGAGACCAATCAGGATTACAACCGCATGTTCCTGAAAGCGCAGCAGGCATTTGCCAATGATAAGCTTCAGACCCGTGGACATCTGTTCTTGAATGAGGTTCTGGACGATCTTGATCTCCCTCGTACACCTGCCGGTCAGATTGTAGGCTGGACTGCCGATGGTCCGGACGGATACGTCAATTTCAGAATTGTAGAAGTCGAGCGAGAAACTGAAAACGGCAGACACGAGCCGGTTCTTTTGCTCGATTTCAACGTAGAGGGAAATATTTGGGAGAAGATGTAACTTTAACGCTTCCAGATCGATACTGGAGGTGGTCGCTTTATAAGAGAGGAGTTTAAAAAATGCGAACTATACTAAAGGGCGCGATGTTTCTTCTGAGTCTTATCCTTTGCTTCATTATTATAGTGAGGATAGCCGCAGCCCCGGTAAAAGAGAAACCCGTCGAGGATACATATAACGATGCGTCTTCGACGGTATCTATATCCCCTGTTGAAACCGTGCCGGAACCTTCGCCGCCTGCCGAGGAACCGGAACAGATTGAGGAAGAGTGGCCGTACCCTATTTCGCAGGAAGAAATTGAACTTATCGCGCTGGTAACAATGGCAGAAGCAGAAGGTGAAACGGAACTCGGACAGAGGCTGGTAATTGACACGATTTTAAACCGAGTCGACGATTCGCACTTTCCGGATAATGTAACTGATGTTATATTTCAGCCGAATCAGTTCACATCTATGTGGAATGGGAGAGTCGACCGCTGTTATGTGAAAGAAGAACTTGTAGAGCTTGTAAAGGAAGAGCTGCTGGAACGGACGAATTACGAATGCGTGTTTTTCACCGCAGGCGGATACAGCAATTACGGTGTTCCGATGTTCCAGGAATGCTGCCATTATTTTTCAAGCTATGATTGAAAGGAGCGTTTATCATGAAAGCATTATTTTCTTATGTGTTTTCTACCATGGCCGGTTTGTGCTTAATCGGCGGTATTGCTATTTTATCCGGTGGAAGGGAGTAATCAAACGTGGATATGCTCGACGATTTCATAAATCTGCTTGACTCCATATTGGACAGCAAGCGGAAAAGACATATTACCGGCGGGATTCTCCTGAGCGCTGCATTGCTGTTCGGAGGTCTCGCCGTAACTGTTGTTACGATAAAAAACGAGGAGGATTACTATGAGCAAGATTAACTTCGCTATGTTTATGGCCGGTCTGACTATCGGGTCGGCCGCAACATGGCTTTGCCTTAAAAAGCGATACGAGCAAATTGCCCAGGAGGAAATCGATTCGGTGAAAGCGGTCTTTGCGGAAAAGAAGCCGGAAACGGTAATCCGCAAAGAGGAAAACGAAAATATTGACAAAGACAATAAAATCAAGGCTGACCAGGCTAAATTGAAACCGGACCTGATTAACTATGCGGCTAAGCTCGCAGAGGAAGGCTATACGAATTATGCCTCGACAAACAATAAAAACGCGAAAGAGGAGAAGGTAAATATGGTTGAAAAGCCTTATATTATCTTGCCAGAGGAATTCGGCGATTTCGACGAGTATACCAAGCTCAGTCTGACTTATTATTCGGACGGGGTTCTGGCGGATGAAAACGACGAGATTGTCGACGATATTGATGAGACCGTGGGCGCTGATTTTGCAGATCATTTCGGCGAGTATGAGGACGATTCTGTGTTTGTCCGCAACGACAGGCTGAAATGCGATTATGAGATTCTGAGGGACAACCGTTCCTATTCGGATGTCACAGGCAGATACCCCGGTCAGATGGAGGATTAAATGACAGAGAAAGAGCTGAACAACGAATATTTTGAATGGATGTGTCAGCTCGTATGCAATGAACGGTATTCCAGGGGTCTATCCTATCAAAAGCTACTGAGGCATCTTCACAATATTGATTTCCAATATGTGATTCCAATGGATGGTAACAGGGCTGAAGACGGGATAGACCTCCGTTACCGTTTTGGATATGAAAAATCATACGAGGGTCCTATGATTGCCTCTTTTCTGGACAATCGGCCTTGTAGTGTGCTGGAGATGCTGATTGCTTTGGCGTTTCGTTGTGAAGAAAACATCATGAACAATCCCGACGTTGGCAATCGAATGGGCCAATGGTTTTGGAATATGATTGTGAATCTTGGGCTGGGTTCCATGAGCGATTCCAGATTCGATCCGAAGTATACGGACGATGTTATATTTCGCTTTATGGATCGCAAATACAAACGGGACGGCGAAGGCGGCCTATTCACAATTGAGCACTGCAAGTACGATATGAGATCGGTTGAGATTTGGTACCAGATGAATTGGTATTTGGACAGCATCCTGTAAAGAAAGGAATTCTGCTATGGTTCACAACAAAGTGTTTGAGTGTTTTCAAGAACATCTGCCGGCGTTTGCCGAAAAGGTTGAAACCTATTTTCCTAACGGGAAAAACAGTATCCGTGTGCGGCAAAAGGACGGCAAGGAATTTATATTTTCGTTTAATGGAGAAAAAACTTGGCGGTTTGAAACTATCGACCAGTTTCTTGCAGGAATGAAAGGAGGAAAAGTTCATGGATGAAATGGTTCGTTATATTTTCGGGAGCCTTCGGAATTCAGAAACGATGTTCCGGACAATCGGGAAATCCATCAGGAAACAGCAGTCGTTTAACCATAATGTTACGTTTTGGGTAACGGTCGTAACGGCGCATCTGCTCGTCAAAGAGTTTGAGATTCGCAATATGCGTTGCCAAATCGAGGCTCTGAAAACTGAAATTAAGGAGCTAAAGCAGACGGAAGGAGACTAAAGAACCTCGATGATCGACTTTTTAATGATTTCAACACGTAGTACGAAGCGTGGTGTAATAGAAATCTACCCGAAGTTTATCATTAAGAAAAGCTCTGATCTTATGATTAGAGGTGGCGACTTCTATGCCATATGGCTGGAAGACCGGGGTTTATGGTCTACTGACGAGCAGGATGCTTTGCAGCTTATCGACCGGGAACTCGATCGGTATGCAGAAGAGAATCGCAAGAATTTTGATTCAAGTGTTAAAGTCCTGCACATGTGGGACTCTGAATCTGGAATGATCGATTCGTGGCACAAATACTGTCAGAAACAAATGAGAGATTCGTTCCACATGCTGGATGAAAAACTGATATTTTCAAATACGCCTACGAACAAAAAAGATTATGCAAGCAAAAAGCTAAAGTACCCCCTGGAAGAAGGAACCATCAACGCCTATGACAAGCTGATGTCTACTCTCTACTCTGAAACGGAGAGAGAAAAAATCGAATGGGCAATCGGTTCCATAGTCTGTGGGGATTCTAAAAAGTTGCAGAAATTTATGGTTTTGTATGGCGCCGCAGGAACCGGCAAATCCACGGTTCTTAACATCATTCAGCAGCTCTTCGACGGGTACTATTCTGTGTTCGACGCTAAAGCGCTTGGTTCCTCGAGCAATTCGTTTGCTTTGGAGGCGTTCAAGAGCAATCCGCTTGTTGCTATTCAGCACGATGGGGATTTGTCGCGCATTGAGGATAATACCAGGCTGAACAGCCTCGTTTCTCACGAGTTGATGACGGTAAATGAAAAGTTCAAGTCTACTTACGCAAACCGTTTTAAATGTTTTCTGTTTATGGGCACGAATAAGCCGGTGAAGATAACTGACGCAAAATCGGGTTTGATTCGACGATTGATTGATGTGTCCCCATCCGGCGATAAATTGAGCCCGAAGGAATACAAAACGGTAATGAAACAAATTGAGTTTGAACTTGGCGCTATCGCATACCACTGCCAAAATGTATATCTGGCAAATCCAGGCATGTACGATGATTATATTCCGGTCGCGATGCTTGGTGCATCCAATGATTTCTACAACTTCATCATTGATTCTTACCACGTGTTTAAGAAGGAAGACGGAACGACACTGAAAGCCTCTTGGGAAATGTACAAAACGTACTGTGATGAGGCAAAGGTGCCGTTTCCGTTTTCTCAGAGGATTTTTAAAGAAGAACTGAAAAACTATTTCCGCGATTACAAAGAGCGGTTCAATCTGGACGATGGCACTCGTGTCCGAAGCTATTATGTCGGTTTTCGGACGGAGAAATTTGAAGAGCAGACGATTTCGGAAAAGGAGGAACCGAAACAGAAGCTTATTGAATTCAAAGCGCAGCCGTCTGTTTTCGACAAAGAGTGCGCGGACTGCCCTGCTCAGTATGCGACTTCATCGGAAATCCCCACATCCAAATGGGAGAAAGTAAAAACGAAGCTGAGCAGTATTGATACGTCGAAACTCCACTATGTCAAGGTTCCGGAAAATCATATTGTTATCGACTTTGATATTCCGGATAAGGACGGAAACAAGTCTTTTGAACTGAATCTGAAGGAGGCGAGTAAATGGCCGCCCACTTATGCGGAACTGAGCAAAAGCGGGCAAGGCATTCATCTGCATTATATTTATGCGGAAGATCCGGCAAAGCTGAGCAGAGTCTATGACGACCACATCGAAGTTAAGGTTTTCAACGGCAAAAGCTCTTTGCGCCGGAAATTGACAAAGTGTAATAACCTGCCCATCGCAACCATCAATTCTGGTTTGCCACTGAAAGGAGAAAAGCAAGTGATAAATTTTGAAGGGGTGAAGAGCGAGAAAGGTCTTAGAACGCAAATCAAACGGAATCTGAACAAGGAATACCATCCGGCAACTAAACCCAGTATCGACTTCATCTATAAAATTCTTGAGGACGCTTATGCAAGCGATCTTCATTATGATGTTACAGATATGCGGAACGCTGTGCTGGCCTTCGCCGCAAGCAGCACGCATCAGGCGGATTACTGTATCAAGTTGGTCAATAAGATGCAGTTCAAATCTGCCGACCAGTCTTCCGGGACAAAAAACGATGATGCTAAACTTGTGTTTTATGATGTTGAAGTGTTTCCGAATCTGTTCCTGGTCAACTGGAAAATTGAAGGCGAAGGAAAGCCGGTTGTCCGTATGATTAACCCTACGTCGGCTGAAATTGAGGAGCTGATGCGGTTTCGTCTGGTCGGTTTCAACTGCCGCAGATACGACAATCACATTCTCTATGCCAGGCTAATGGGTTATACGAACGAGCAGCTATTCTCGCTTTCCAACAGAATCATCAATGGGAGCGCCAACTGCTTCTTCGGTGAAGCCTATAACGTTTCTTATACGGACGTTTACGATTTCTGCTCAAAGAAACAATCTTTGAAGAAATGGGAAATTGAATTGGGCATCCACCATCAGGAACTTGGGCTTCCGTGGGACCAGCCTGTTCCGGAAGAGATGTGGACGAAAGTCGCCGAATACTGCGACAACGATGTAATTGCTACCGAAGCTGTTTTCAATGCGAGAAAAGCTGACTTTACGGCTCGGCAGATTCTGGCGGACGTGGCCGGAATGACGGTCAATGACACGACCAATTCTCTGACTACCAAGATTATATTTGGCAACAACCGAAAGCCGCAGGATCAATTCAACTACCGTTTTATGGGCGATGTAACTCCCGATTGTGAACCGTGGACTATTACAGAAGATATGGTTTTGTATGACCGTTTGGGAGATGAAAATTTCACCCTATTTAATAAAGACGGAAAGCCGGTGTTCCCGGGCTACACTTTCGAGGGCGGTAAATCTATTTATCGCGGCGAAGAAGTCGGCGAAGGTGGTTATGTCTACGCCGAACCCGGTATGTACAGTAACATTGCGTTATTGGATATCGCGTCCATGCATCCGAGCAGCATTGTAGCGGAAGAACTCTTCGGTCCTGAATATACGAAGAGATTCAACGAAATTCTTCAGGCCAGAATTGCGATTAAGCATAAAGAGTTCGATAAAGCTAAAAAGATGCTGAACGGCGCATTGGCAAAGTATCTGACGGACGAAGCTGCTGCGGCTGATCTGGCTCAGGCCCTGAAAATTGCAATCAACTCTGTATACGGTCTTACTTCAGCAAGCTTTGACCATCCGTTCCGAGACAATCGCAACAAAGATAATATTGTGGCTAAACGCGGCGCCCTGTTTATGGTAAACCTCAAACACGAGGTCCAGAGACGGGGCTTTATTGTTGCCCATATTAAGACGGACTCCATTAAGATTCCGGACGCGACTCCGGAAATCATTCAGTTCGTTATGGATTACGGCAAGCAGTATGGCTACAACTTTGAACACGAGGCTACATACGACCGCATGTGTCTTGTGAACGACGCTGTTTATATTGCGAAGTATAAGGATGGTAAGCACGCCGGAGAATGGACCGCGACTGGCACCCAGTTCCAGGTTCCTTATGTCTTTAAGAAACTGTTCAGCAAGGAGTTGATTGAGTTCGAGGATATGTGCGAGACCAAATCGGTAACTTCTGCATTGTATCTCGATATGAACGAGGGTTTGCCAGACGTATCCGAATTGGAAGCGGAGCGGGATAGGCTCGCTAAAAAAGATCCGCCAATGGAAAGAGAAGGTCTAAGCGAAGAAATCGCTAAAGGCCACAATTATCATTTCATTGGTAAGGTCGGTCAGTTCTGCCCCATCAAACCGGGATGCGGAGGCGGTATCCTGCTTCGCGAAACGGACAATAAGAAAACCGGAGAAAAAGGATATGCGGCCGCAACTGGCTCAAAAGGTTTCAGATGGCTGGAGTCTGAGATGGTTCGGGAACTCGGCAAGGAAAACGATATCGACCGCACTTACTACAACAATCTTGTAGATGAGGCGGTGAAGTCTCTGTCTTCTTATGGAGATTTCGAACGGTTTGTTGCGGACGAGCCGTTTGTTTCCGACAACACTCCCCCGTGGTTTGGAGCCGGAGAACCGCATGAAGAAGAGCCAATGCCATTTGATGTGAGGTGATGCCTTTGCTTGTTTTATTGGTTATTGCCCTTGTGATATTTGTGTTGGTTAAATCCGACTTTAGCAACATTTCTTGCGACTGCACCGATGAAGAGTGCAGATCGTGTCCGTTCCCATGTGAAAAACACAATTTTTGAAAGGAGACCAATCATGGCTTATAAGAACGTAGACAACATCATCATTGAAAATGCGCACATCATTTTCAGAAATTTCAAAGGAGAGGAATCGAAGTACAACCGTGCCGGAAGCCGCAACTTCTGCGTAATCATCGAAGATTCAGATATGGCGCAGAAACTGATTGAAGACGGTTGGAATGTAAGGGTTCTCTCCCCTCGTGATGAGGACGAAGAGCCCCGTCACTATATTCAGGTTGCGGTAAGCTTCGACAATATCCCGCCCAAGGTTGTTATGATTACCAGACGGGCACAGACGAATCTTGATGAGGAGTCTATTGCCACTCTGGACTTTGCGGAGATTAGGAACGTTGATTTGGTGATTCGCCCTTACAACTGGGAAGTCAATGGCAAGACTGGCGTTAAGGCTTATCTGAAAACAATGTATGTGACCATCGAAGAGGATGAGTTCGCTGAGAAGTACGCTGCGGAGGAAGGTCCGGAAGAGGCCCCGTGGCATTGATATTTTAGAAGATGGACAAAGGGGTGCCTGATATTGCCAGCAAGGTAAATGTCCTAAGGCTAGAGGAAACAGCCCCGTTCCATCAATTACCGAAGGGAGAAAAACATATGGAAACCAGTAACAAAAGATATAGAGAAAAACTCGTTCAACAAATTAAAGATGCTGGAGAAGAACTTATCAAACGATCCGATACGTTGGTGCATCCAGACTTGGAGCTTATCACAGATTTTGATATAACTCTTAGTTTTTCACAGGATTGCTTTCCTGAAATCACTTTTTCTACTTCTGTTGTAAACAAAACAGCTTGCGATCGCCTTTGTAAAAAGGAGGTATAATGCAGCAATGTTTTGGAAAAAGAAAAAACCTAAACGAAAACAACCGGTTAAAAAACAAATTCCGAAGCATATCGCTGACAATCTGAAATATGGAGAGAATGTAGCCGAAGGTTTTAAAAAAGGTGTTTCTAAGGTTTCGGAAAAACCTAACCGAAAAAAGCCCGCCGGTAAAAATTCGGAAAAGCATTTAGACGCTCGAAAAGAATTTCTGCGAGTGTTCAGACAACTAACCTACCGGCATCGTTCTTGGGATGTATGGAGCGACTTCATTATTATGTTCGCTTGCGCTTTATCGAATCCGGTGGATAAAGACCACTTCGACGAGAGAGAGGCGTTATATTTGCGGACTATCAAAAGATACAACAAACAGGAGCAGCCGTTGTTTTCCGAACTTGCTGCATATATGGTAGTGGCTTTGGAAGAAAATCAAGAGCAGGACTTTTTGGGAAGTATCTACACCGAACTTGGCCTTAACAGCAAAGAACATGAGCAGATTTTTACGCCTTACCATGTTTGCGAGCTGATGGCGGAAATCACCATGGAAGATATTGTTGAAAAGGTCAAGAAAGACGGATACATCACCCTGAACGATCCTTGCTGCGGCGCTGGAGCTACTTTGATTGCCGGTATTCATGCAGCGAGAAAAAGGCTGGAAAAAGCCAACCTGAATTACCAGAATCATATCTTAGTAGCCGCTCAGGATATCGACATGGTAGTGGCTCTGATGTGTTATATTCAGCTATCTCTCCTCGGCGTTGCCGCTTACATCAAAGTCGGAAATTCACTGACCGAACCAATGACTGAAAATGATTCTCTGGACAACTATTGGTTCACTATGATGTATTTTTCCGATATATGGTCGATGCGGCGACTTCTTAGGAGTTTGTAATGGCTGGTATATCTTTAAGAGATTATCAACTGGACGCCGTTGACAGGATGAAAAACGGCTGCATTCTGTGCGGCGGCGTTGGAAGCGGTAAGTCCAGAACCGCGTTAGCCTATTACTACAAACAAAACGGAGGCGAACTCGGAACAAAAAAATACGTGAAGATGAAAAGCCCTAAAGACTTGTACATCATCACGACAGCAAGAAAAAGGGATACGAAGGAATGGGAGGGTGAGCTTTCGCCCTTCCTTCTTTCTACCCATTCCGAAGCAAGTTCATATTCCAATAAAGTGGTAGTCGATTCGTGGAACAACATCGGCAAATATGCAACGGTAACGGACGCCTTCTTTATATTTGATGAACAGAGGGTCGTGGGTTCCGGAGCTTGGGTAAAAGCATTTCTGAAAATAGCCAAGCTTAACGAGTGGATTCTGCTTTCCGCCACACCAGGAGACACATGGGAGGATTATATTCCAGTCTTTGTAGCCAATGGGTTCTATAAAAACAGAACAGCTTTCAAAGAAGAACACATGGTCATGACCTGGGTAAACGGCAAGTATCCGAAAGTAGACCGGTATTTGGGCGTCGGGCGTTTAATCCGTCTTCGCAATCGAATTCTTGTGGAGATGGATTTCAAACGGGAAACGGTCTCGCACCACGAAGATGTTTATGTGAAATACGATGTCGCCAAGTATAAGGACGCTTCAAAGCTTCGATGGAATCCTTATAAAAACGAACCGATTACGAATGCCGGCGAGCTGTGCTATGTATGGCGCAGGATCGTGAATTCGGACGATTCCAGGCAAGTCGCTTTGATGGAGCTGTTTGAGAAACATCCAAAAATGATTGTTTTCTATAACTTCGACTATGAACTTGATATTCTTAAGAATCTCTATTACGGAGACGATGTCGAGGTTGCAGAATGGAATGGTCATAAGCATCAGCCAATCCCTACTTCAGACAGTTGGGTCTATCTGGTGCAGTATACAGCCGGAGCCGAAGGATGGAACTGCATAAGCACCGACACCATTGTGTTCTACTCGCAAAATTACTCTTACAAAATTATGAAGCAGTCTGCCGGGAGAACTGATAGGCTAAATACGCCTTTCAAAGAACTGTACTATTATCATTTGAAGTCGAGATCTGCTATTGATTTGGCAATCAGCCGTGCTTTGAGCGAGAAACGGAATTTCAACGAAACCAAGTATGTAAATAGTTATTCCAAAAGAACTGCTTAATCAGGAGGGAACAGTGACGTGAAAATACCAAAAATAAAATGGATTCCTTTTGATAGTAATAATCCGCCAGCAAATTTAAATCCAGATGAAACTTTCCTAATTTTTCTTCGAGAAGATGACTATAACAACGGAGCTTCTTGGCATTATTCGGTTGATGTAGCATCACCTTATGGGGATTATCTGGACAATTTTTGGACCACCGAAAACGATTGGCTTGAGGGACAGAGGGTAGAAGTGCTTGCTTATGCAAGGTTTCCGTATTATCAAAAAGAAACTGAATTGGAGGATACCAATGATTAAACTGGATGTCCAAGAATACTGTCATGGATGCGCCAATTTTACGGCTGACGTGAAGGAACCGGAAAAATATCATGCCGACTTCGATATTATTGAAATGACAGATACTCTTGTTCGCTGTGAACATCGCAAATTATGCGAAAACCTAGTTCGATATTTGAGAAAGCAGGTGGATCTTGATGAAAAATCCGAAAATCAATGAAAGCCTGATTATTGGCGTTGATTTCTCCAAACGAGACGACGGAGTGCTGATTGTCGGCCGTCAAAAGAACGGAGAAGTCACAATCATTAACGCTTTTCAGGGCAAGGAAGCTTTTGATATTTATGAAAAACTGATTACAGTCAAGAAAGGAGGCGGCAACGATGGGGCTGTCAAGACTAGCGGAGCAATGTCGAAAATGCCCGTTCAAAGATAATTGTAAAAACAAACGAATGGAAGCACTCGGATATTTGCCGGAGCCGATTGTAGCTGAAGCAGGTGCGTCGTCTGCTTCTGAATTGACTCAACCGATTCTTCGAGAGACTGTAAATACGATTATTGACGGTAAAGTTGTCAAAGTGTATAAGGACGAGATTGAGAAGCAGCTTTGTAAAGAGTTGTATTCTCATCTCGGTCTTCAGTTTGGAGGTTAATCATGGAAAACAATAACAAAAACAGCTTTGGATATAAAGTCGGACAGGCTTTGGCGTTTGTGATTGGGCTTTGTGTTGCAGCTATTTTAGTCGCTTTGACTGTGAAACTTATTCTGTGGATTTTGTGATACTGACAACCGAAAGGAGAAAAAAACAATGATTACTATTGGAACAAAAGTGGCAATTCTTCCTTGTGATGACTATAGAAACCGTTTTATCGGAACCCAAGGAATCGTTCAAAGATATTATCACAATAAAGTTGGAGTAAAAATCGACGGATGCAAAAATCCAGAAAGTGAGTTTGGTGTTTTCTGGTTTAGAGAAGAAAGTCTGGCCGTGATTCCAACAAATGCGATTAGAGACGACGCTATTAGACAAATCATTTTTAGTGGACCCAAAACAATTGTAATTTGGTCGGATGGCAGTAAAACCATTGTTTCTTGTAGTAAGGACGATACATATGATGGTTATATTGGTTTCTGCGCCGCTGTAGCTAAGAAAATGTTTGGCTCTACCAGTCAGGTTAAGAAAGTCATCGACAAATACATAAAGGAGGGCAAATGATGCATAAGCAAATCATAGCCGTTGACTTCGACGGTACCCTTTGCGAAAACAAGTGGCCGGAAATCGGAGAGCCAAATACTGAGCTTATCGGTTATCTCATTATGATGCAAAAAACAGTTGGCGCTAAGATTATTCTGTGGACCTGTCGCATTGGAGAAATGCTTGATAGAGCTGTGAACTGGTGCTCAGAACATGGACTCGAGTTTGATACAGTCAATGAGAATCTTCCTCATATCATCGAACGCTTCGGCAGCGACACACGAAAAATATTTGCGAACATGTACATTGATGATCGGAATTTCTGGTATGACGATAAATCACCAAAGAAGATTTTATATCTTTGCGATGGCGGACAGTGCGAGACTTGTTCAAATAAATGTAATCATACAACTGATATTGACCATGCCAAAAACTTTAATAAGGAATTTGGCGTTTATGTAGAAAAGGAGAATAATTATGCTGAAAATCAGTAATTTTGAAGTTCTGGGATGGGAGCACGCTATTCGAGGTATGCGTAATCCGATGAATTCTTGGGATAAGAGTGATAGCTGCACGCAAGGATATGTATGGTGTAACGAATTCTGCGGACACCCCGTTTCAGGATGTGATAAAGAAAGTGGTTTATATTTGGGTCCGAACGACCTCAGCCTTATGAAACGTCTTCGCAATGCCGGAACTGACCATCGAAAGTTCATGCGAATGATTACTGTATATCTCGATATTACTGCTCCGCTTTACTGGTGGAAAGAGTTTGATACTTATAAGGTTGGTACGGTGGCTAATTCCTGCTCTACTATGCATAAGATTGCGGCGAAGGAATTTACGCTGGATGATTTCTCATGTGAGCATTTGATGGGCATTCCGGAGTATGAGGAATCTTCTTGCTGGGAAGACGATTTTCCTGAATTTGAGGAAAAGGACGGAGAACTACTTTTCTGGACGCCGATTGATATTTTGCGCCATACGATCGACGGGCTTAACTTTTATCGCCAGCGTTATCTTGACACCAAAAACAAGAAATACTGGTGGCAGATGATCCAACTTCTTCCCTCTTCTTACAACCAGAAACGAACAGTCATGCTCAACTATGAGGTTCTGGCCAATATTCATAAGAGCCGGCGGAACCATAAGCTTGATGAGTGGCATACATTCTGCGACTGGATTGAAGAGCTGCCGTATAGCGAGTTGATTACTGGCTATGAGGAAAACGAAAAGTAGCTGCACGAAAAACGCATCTCCTATAATGAAAGGAGGTAACGTTTATGAATTATTTTCTAGCAGTGAACGACCGACAACTCGGAACATGCTTGAGAATGCTGTTTGCTGAAAAACTTCAACCTGCTGTCCAAACCGTATTAAACGATAAGGGTAAGATTGAATTTCATATCAGCATTGCAGCAGATCAAGAAGTGTTCGAGGAATTGGACGAACGCTACAAGATTTTGATTTCGTAAGTTACTCGATTTCAAAGGTAAAAGGTCTGAAACACGGCCTTTTACTTTTCCTTGTTTTGCGTTATAATATCAAAGAGGCGATGTTTATGAAAGTAAAATCTAGAATGTCTTGTCCGGTCCGACGAAAAGACGGAACGTGGACGACGTTTATTAAAGAATTTGAAGAAGATATACCGGATCTTGGTCGGGAAGAACTTATATGCAATAAGTGTGGACGACCAGATTATCCAAAGTGTAAAGAAACAATTTGCAAAGCTTGGATGTATCACAAAGCAAAGAAAAGGGCTGAGGATTAAACCTCGGCTCTTATTTTTTGCGCTGAAAGGAGACAAAAATGAGTGATTTCGGTGTAAAAGAAACCCAATGCACACGCTGCGGACACAGAGAAGTATGCTCTCTGAAAACAGAATTTCTCGAAGCTCAGAAAGCAATCGATGAAGTATATGTGAGTCGTCCTTGCGAAGATGGTAAAAAAGTATCCATGATTCGCGTCCGCGATATAAAGCACATTGAACCAGTCGAACTTCGTTGCAAACACTACATACCCAACACAGGAGTGAATATCAGATGACAGATAACAAAAAGAGAGGCAGACCAAAAGCTATAAATCCGAGAAGTAAGCAGTATCGTATTCGTCTAACAGACGATGAATGCGAAGCCCTAAAAACTATCGCCAAAAAGCATAATCTTTCTATAAGTAAACTTATTCGCTCCAGAATAATTGAAGGTGAATATCAGATGACAATTAACGAATACCAGAAAGCCGCCTACCGTACCGCCAATCAATCCCTGACCGACTCTCAGCAGCTCCAAAACGGACTCATGGGTCTTAATGGAGAATCCGGAGAGTGCATTGATATTTTGAAAAAACATCTCTTCCAGGGGCATGATCTCGATAAGTATCACATTGCCAAAGAGCTTGGAGATGTGGCTTGGTATCTTGCGGTGAGCGCTCAGGCTCTCGGTTTTGATTTGGAAACGATTTTGCAGATGAACGTGGAGAAGCTGAAAGCGCGTTATCCTCACGGATTTGACGCCGGACACAGCCAGCACCGTTCTTCTGGTGATATTTAAGGAGGACATCATGTGGAGCAAAGAAACAATTAAAAACAAAATTTACGCCCTGGTGCTTATTGGCATCGGGGCTCTTTCTATTTTGCCGGAAAACGACGCCACCGCTTTTATATTCTTTTGCCTAATCGGAGTACCTTTGTTCTTCGCTAAGGAAAATTGGATTATGGATGGAGGAGGTTCCGATTATGTATATGAAGAAAGCCGGAGGGAAAGTGTACGGAGCGCATCTGACTGCCGCCGAAAAGAAAGCGATGGATATCGAAATTCGCAGGCAGCTCGCAGAGTACGATCTCAAACACGCTAACGAACTTGACGCCATGATCTTATGGCATTTGCATGAGGAGTTTGGTTTTGGACCGAAGCGTCTGAAGCAGTTCTATGACACTTTTGCCGTAAGATTGGACGAACTGATTAAACACTATGAGATGACTGATTCCGATATGGTTTGGCTGTGTACGTACAAGCTGAAACAATACGGAATCGACATCGAGGAATGGAACAAACAAAGGAGGGACTGATGGGTATCGTTAATCGTGAAAACAACCCTCGAAAGAATTCGGAGGGATATTCTGACCCAACGGCTTTCGAGGCTTTGCGGAACATCGATAAGGAAGACGAAAGATTTCACAGACTGCTGCACACATTGTTTTATATCTGTGAGCTTGCTGATTTCCAAATCGAAGGCCGCATTGTGTTGATTGACAAACAGACCGGACGGATTTGGAGATGAGAAAAACGTCCGTACACTCTTTGAAAATCTGCAAAATTGTGCCCACTTTTCTTTTTGTGAAAGTGGGCTTCGACCAATTTGAGGGGAAATTTTGGAGCTTGTACGGACGAAAAAACTCATTTTTGGCCAAAAAAAGTGGGCAAAAGCCCGGTTTTGCGAACCAAAAGTGGGCAGAAAAAATCGGGTGCATTTTCTGAAAACGGCACTTTTTTGGCGTTTTTTGACCATTTTTGGCCGATTTGCGCAAATTGGGTGTTGAAAAACCACTAAAAAGCCCACTTGCCCACTTTTATTCCTTATTTAATTGCGATAAAAAGTTTTAATATTTAAATAAATAAGGCAAACAAAAGTGGGCATTTGGCCACAAGCCGAAATTACATACCACAAACCAAGCAAAAAGTCAAGTGGTTTGCAAATAAAGTCCTTTCTTTATTTTGGCTTTTGTGCTATACTATAAGAACCACACAATCTAATAGTTTTCAAGTTGCAAGGGAAAATTACTTTGGTAAAAAGTGTTTTCTCTCTTTACTCATGTGTCCTTTGCGACTTGATTGAGATTGTGTGACAACAATGAGGGATTCACTTTTTCGGTGCGTCTCTCATTTGGGGGCGCACTTTTTTATTGCCCTTATGAAAGGGGATAGGACAATGAGCGGAGAGAAGAAAACACCTAAAACCACAAGTAATATTGCAACCGGAATCGCTATGGCTGCGTCCATAGTGCCTCTTGTCAAACCTGCTATCGAAGCTGTTCGTGATTATGCAGATAAGACGATTGAGGAACGGAAAAAACTGGTCGTTGTGCCGAAGTTATATTCTTCGGAATATCGAACCACGTCGGAGCAAGCTATAGAAATACTGACAAGCCTTGGGCTAAAGGCGGTCCTCTCTCCGACTCTTATTGATGACGCCGACGAAAAATATAGAAACTGTGTCAACAATCAGGTGATTAAATCTGAGCCAAAAGCAAAACAGAAAGTTGAACCAGGGACTACTGTTCGCGTTTTGTATATCACGCAGGAAGTTATCGATGAAAGTCAGCGTCTGTTCATTGAGTCCGAAAAACGAAAAGCAGAACTATTGCTTGAGAAAAGTATAAGGCGTTCTGAGAGGAAAGAAAAAACAAAGCAAGTGGTATCGGGTGTTGCTGATACTGTTAAACGAGGAGTCGGAAAAATCCCATCGGTTCTTCATAAAAAGAACAACGACAAGGAGGAACATAATGAGTAAGAATGGTAAAAAGCGAGGCTTTGGCGGTTTGCTGTTGGATTTTATTTTGGTACTCTGTACTGGAGGATTGTGGCTCATTTGGATTTTGATACGCTATCTTCGAAATAACAGCTAAACGCTAAAACTGAATAATTGACGCGGCCAAGATGCTTAACGGTGTCTTGGCTTTTTTTATTGTCTATTTTTGCCGCGCGAAAAATACATGCCCTTTTATGAAGAGAAGGATAGAATAGCTATTTTTAAAGATAGACATTCCCTTTTCCGTTTTGCAAAAAGCACTGAAAGGAGGCCCATTAACCATGCTTGAAAGTCAATTCCAAGCAAAGCTCATTAAAGAGCTTAAGAAAAGATTTCCTGGTTGCATCGTTATAAAAAGCGATTCGGGATATTTACAAGGCATTCCCGATCTGCTCATTCTCTACAACGATAAATGGGCTTCTTTGGAATGTAAACAAAGCGCTGGCGCAAAGAGACAACCGAATCAAGAGTATTATGTCGGGAAGATGGATGAGATGTCGTTCTCAAGATTCATCTGCCCGGAGAACAAGGAGGAAGTGCTGCATGATCTTCAACAATCATTCGAATCTTGAAGGGCAACACGCTTTTCTCAGTGCCAGCAAATATCATTGGATTAACTACAGCGAGGACAAGGTGGCGGAAGCATATTCCAAATTCCTCGCTACGCAAAAAGGAACCGTTCTTCACGAATTTGCGTGCCAGTGTATTCGTCTTGGGCAGAAATTGCCGAAGTCTCAAAAAACACTGAACATGTATGTCAATGACGCGATCGGTTTCAAAATGATACCAGAGCAAATTCTGTTTTATTCGGAAAATTGTTTTGGCACCGCCGACACTATCATGTTTCGAAACCGGTTCCTTCGTATTCATGATTTAAAGACCGGAGCTATTCCGGCGCACATGGAGCAGCTTAAAATATATGCTGCTCTTTTTTGTTTGGAGTACAAAATAAAACCTGCTGATATCGATATAGAGCTTCGTTTGTATCAAAACAATGAAATTCTGTACGATGAACCGACAGCCGAAGATATCGTTCCGATTATGGACAAAATCATCACTTTTGACAAGGTGATTCGAAAAATCAAAGAACAGGAGGGTTAAACCATGAATTCCTTTGTGGAGGAAATGCTGATGCACTATGGAATGCCGAGACGTTCCGGTCGTTATCCCTGGGGTTCTGGAGATAACCCTTACCAGCATAGCGGGGATTTTCTGTCGCGAGTGGAAGAGATGAAGAAATCCGGATTCACTTTCACAGATAAAGATGGGAAAACCTACACTGGTGAAGTAGCCATTGCCAAATCTATGGGCCTTAGCACAACGCAGTTCAGGACACAGATGAGCTTGGCGAAAGATGAAAGAAGATCCGCCGACGTTTCGACTGCTAAGGCGCTTCGGGAAAAAGGTTACAGTCTGAACGAAATCGCGGAGAAGATGGGATTCGCTAATGATTCTTCCGTTCGTTCTTTGCTCAACGAATCGTCCGAAGCCCGCATGAACCAGGCTAAAACCACGGCCGAATTCCTAAAAAAGCAGATTGCTGAAAAAGGAATGATAGATGTTGGAACCGGCGTTGAGCGGGAACTGGGCATCTCTAAAGAAAAGCTAAACCAGGCTCTTTATATTTTGGAGATGGAAGGTTATCCGATATATGGCGGCGGTGTTCCGCAGGTTACGAATCCTGGAAAGCAGACCAACATTAAAGTTATCTGCCCTCCCGGAACAGAACACAAAGAGATTTATAATTTTGAAAATGTTCATTCTGTGAGGGACTACATCTCTTATGACGAAGGCGAGTCTTTTAGAAAAGCGTTCGAATACCCCTCCAGTATGGATTCCAAGCGGCTCCAAATTCGTTACGCAGAAGATGGCGGGATTCAGAAAGATGGCGTTATCGAACTTCGAAGAGGCGTGGATGATCTTTCTCTTGGCGATGCACATTATGCGCAGGTTCGTATTCTTGTGGACGGAACGCACTATCTTAAAGGGATGGCCGTTTATTCCGATGACCTTCCCGATGGTGTTGACGTTGTGTTTAACACTAATAAAAAGAAGGGTACGCCGACACAAGATGTGCTGAAGAAAATAAAGGATGACCCGGATAATCCGTTTGGCTCGGCGATTAAGGAGCATGGCGGTCAGAGTTATTATGACGACCCAAATGGAAAGTACACTGACCCGGTGACAGGAAAGAAGCAGTCCCTTTCTCTTATCAATAAAAGAGCTGAAGAAGGCGATTGGGGCGAATGGGCCGATAAGCTTCCTTCGCAGTTTCTTTCTAAACAGCCAAAGTATTTGGTGGATAAGCAGCTTAATCTTGCGATAAGCGATAAGATGGCCGAGTTTGATGAGATTTGTTCTCTAACCAACCCCACTGTCAAGAAATCGCTGCTCAGTTCTTTTGCCGATAGCTGTGACTATGACGCTGTACATCTGCAAGCGGCCGCTCTACCCCGCCAGAAATATCAAGTTATTTTACCGATTACCTCAATGAAAGATAACGAGGTCTATGCGCCGAACTATAAGAATGGCGAAACCGTAGCTTTGGTTCGTTACCCGCATGGCGGAACCTTTGAAATCCCGATCCTCACCGTCAACAATAAACAGGCGGAAGCGCGAAGGGTTCTTGGTAATACTCCGAAAGATGCCATCGGTATTAACAGCAAGGTTGCGGAGCGCCTTTCTGGAGCCGACTTTGACGGTGATACTGTTATGGTCATTCCATGCAACTCAGGAAAAAGCAAGGTTAAGATTACTTCTACCCCGCAGCTAATCAAGGATTTCGATCCTAAGCTCGAATATGGCGGAAAGAAAGAAGGAACCTTTAAGCAGATGCGGGATACCCAGAAAGAGATGGGCGTTATCTCTAATCTGATTACGGATATGACCATCAAAGGTGCCACCAGAGAAGAGCTTGCAAGAGCAGTTCGGCATTCGATGGTAGTTATTGATGCTGAAAAACACAAGCTCGATTACAAGCAGAGTGAAATTGACAATGGTATTAGTTCCTTAAAGAAAAAATATCAAGGTACTGTGGAGGATGGACGTTATCATGAGGGTGCTTCTACCCTTATCTCCCGCGCAAAGTCGGAGGTATCGGTGGTCAAAAGACAAGGAAGCCCCAAGATTGATGAAAAAACCGGAGAACTTGTGTGGAAACCGGTTGATGACCCCGTTTATGTGGACAAAAGGACCGGTAGGACTAAGGTTAGAACACAACCCAGTACCAAGATGGCTGAAACAAAGGACGCCTACACACTTGTATCTGACGTGGATTCCCCAATTGAGAGGGCCTATGCGAACTATGCTAATAAAATGAAGGCCCTGGCAAATCAGGCGCGTCTGGAAATGTTATCTACAGGAAAGGTCCCATATTCTGCTTCTGCTAAAGAGACCTACCGGGCTGAGGTCGATTCGTTGACCGCCAAGCTTAATGTTGCATTAAAGAACGCCCCCAGGGAGAGGCAGGCCCAGACTATAGCTAATGCGGTAGTAGCCGCCAAGAAACAGGATAATCCAGGCATGACAAGCGGCGAAATCAAGAAAGCCAGTCAACAAGCTCTTACCCAGGCCCGGTCTATGGTGGGCGCAAAGAAAGAAACCATCAAAATAACAGACCGAGAATGGGAAGCAATCCAGGCTGGAGCTATCAGCGAGAACAGGCTGCGCCAAATCATAGACAATGCGGACATTGATGTGCTTAGGCAACGTGCTACACCTAGAGCATCTACCACTTTGAGCACTGCTAAGATGCAGAAGATTACTTCTATGAATGCTTCTGGTTACAGCACATCTGAAATCGCTGAAGCTTTGGGAATCTCTACGAGCACTGTGTCGAACTATCTGAAATGAAAGGAGTGACCTAGTATGAATGGTTCATGTGCTCTTACTACATTTGACAATCCTTACGATCCGTTTGAACGGTTCTCCGATTGGTTCTTGTTCGATGTAGGAAAAGGCTACAATACTTGCTCTTACCTTGCTCGAATCGCAAAAACTTCTGAACAGTTTTCAGATGAAGAGAATGAACAAGAGATTGAACGAGCAATTGATGAGATCATTAAACATGATTTCATGAACATTTACAAGAAAGTAAAAAGGAATTCAGCAACGACTTGACTAGAGTATGGATAGATACCATCGCTCGTCTTGTCGTTTTTATTTTGCTGTTGATTCTTACTTTTTTGTGAAATAAGTTTTCGGCGATTTCTTCGCCATGCGATACGACTGTACTGCTGCTTCGTGGGTATAGGGGGGGGGTCGAAAAAACTTCACCCCCTCCCACATCGCGGCGGTCTTAAAAAAATCCCCGGGGGTTATTTTTGGGGTTCGCTTTTAGGAAATGATGCAGTATTTGAGCGAGCTTACAGGGTTGGTGGTAGCTTTTCTTCATGTGCTCCTCCTTCTTCCTTTCATGTTTTTCTCCTTTCGGTGATTGATGGAAGCCAGCTCTGTAAGTTCTCTCAAATACTGTATCAAAACCTATGCAAAACAGGTACTTGCAAAGCAAATAGTATATGGCAACAAACAGAGAGGAGGCAGTAAGGATGCCAAAAGGTAAAGCTGCAAGCTCTTCTGAGTCGTCAAGAAAGATGAGACCGGCTTTATCTCCGGAGGCTAGAGAAAACCAATTGGTTTCTTTGGCTGTTGATCTTGCTGAAAAGCAGTTAAGAGAGGGAACTGCTTCTTCTCAGGTTATTACTCATTATCTGAAACTTGGTTCGACTAAGGAAAAGATAGAAAAAGAAATTCTTGAGAAGCAGAAAGAGCTTATCGAGGCTAAAACACAAAACCTTCAATCTGCAAAACGTGTCGAAGAACTCTACACCAATGCTCTTAACGCTATGCGTCATTATTCTGGTGCCGGGGGCGATGAAGATGAGTGTTAGAACTTATACGGAACTGATATCTCTTCTGACTTTTGAGAAACGATTCCGTTATCTGAAGTTGGATGGAAAAATCGGCGAAGCTACTTTCGGTTTTCAAAGGTGGGTTAATCAAGAATTTTATCATTCCAGCGAATGGCTGAGTTTTAGAGACGACGTTATCATTCGAGATAATGGGTGCGATTTGGGAATTGCCGGCCACGAAATATTTGGACCGGTACTGATACACCATATCAATCCGATTACTTATGAGGATATCATAAATCGAAATCCTTGCGTCTTTGATTTGGAAAATGTGATATGCACGCAGCTAAAAACACATAACGCTATTCACTACGGAGACGAAAGTATCCTTATCTTAAAACCGGTTCAAAGGAGCCGCAATGATACTTGTCCTTGGCGAAAAAATTGAAAGGAGTACATTTTTATGAGCACGATGTATGAAGATGTCGATATGGAAAACCCCGACGGAGTTTCCGGAGATGGCAGCGATGTCTGCGACGGTCTTATTGGTGTAGTGGTTAATTGTCTGTCGCTGAATATCCGAGAAAAAGCTTCTGCCGATTCAGATGTAATCGCGGAAGCAAAGGCTCTCGATGAGCTGAAAATCGACATGGCAAATTCCAATGATGATTGGTATGCGGTTTGTACAGTTGCCGGTATCGAAGGCTTTTGCATGAAGAAATTCATCGCCGTTAGAGAGTGAGGTAATTCGATATGGACAGCATACTGACATCGATTAAAAAACTGCTCGGAATTACAGAAGAATACGAGCACTTTGACCCGGATATCATCATGCATATCAATTCGGTATTTTCTGTTCTTACTCAACTTGGTGTCGGTCCTGCTGAGGGATTCCGTATCGAAGATGACAGCGCCGAATGGTCTGAATTTCTGCAAGATGATTTCCGTCTTGAGTTTGTTAAAACTTACATTTACCTAAAGGTTCGGTTGGCTTTTGATCCTCCGCTTAGTTCAGCAGTTATCGAGTCTATCAACAGACAGATAAGCGAGCTTGAGTGGAGGATCAATGTTTCTGTCGACCCGAAACCAGCAGAGAAAGGAGAAATTCAAAATGGATAATACTTCGCTTTCTCATCATGGTATCAAAGGAATGAAATGGGGCGTTAGGAGATTCCAGAATAAAGACGGATCTCGAACAGCCGCTGGAAAAAGAAGAGCGAGGGAAAACGCTTCCGAAGAACCAAGCCATGATGATTATAAAAAGGCTCATAGCGGCAAAAGCGTAAAAACCATGAGCGACGCTGAGCTTCGCAGCCGTCTTAATCGTCTGCAAATGGAGCGGCAGTATAAGCAGTTGTCTAGCAGTGATGTTAATCGCGGTAAGGAATTTGTTTCTAAGACAATGAAAGCAGCTACTGGAATAGCAACTGCTACCACCACAGCGATTACGCTTTACAACAACTATGACAAGATTAAGAAAATCGTCAGTGGCCTTAGCAAGAAGTAAAAAGGAGATCGGTTGCTTATGGCATTATCAAACACTGCCGTCCCCAAATATTACGGTATGTTTCGTGATGCCGTTCTTCGAGGGGAAATCCCGGTAAACAAAGAAATCTCCATGGAGATGAATCGCATTGACGACCTTATTGCCAATCCCGGTGTTTACTATGACGACCAGGCGGTTGAAGGATGGATCGCCTATTGCGAAGCGGAACTGACTCTTACTGATGGGTCCGATCTTTCTTTGCTGGACACATTCAAGCTGTGGGGCGAACAGATTTTTGGATGGTATTACTTTGTTGAACGAAGCGTATATCAGCCAAATCCAGACGGTCATGGCGGACATTACGTTCGGAAGAACGTTAAGAAGCGTCTTATCAATAAACAGTATCTTATTGTAGCCAGAGGTGCTGCAAAATCAATGTACGCTTCCACTCTACAGGGATACTTTCTCAACGTTGACACTTCCACCACGCACCAAATTACCACGGCGCCGACCATGAAGCAGGCGGAAGAAGTTATGTCTCCTTTGCGTACTGCGATAACGCGTTCTCGCGGACCGTTGTTCCAGTTCCTGACGGAAGGTTCTTTACAGAACACCACCGGTTCAAAAGCAAATCGCACCAAATTAGCATCAACCAAGAAAGGTGTGGAGAATTTTCTTACCGGTTCTCTTCTTGAAGTTCGGCCAATGAGCATCGCTAAGCTCCAAGGTTTGCAGATTAAGGTGGCAACGGTTGACGAATGGCTTTCCGGCGACATTCGAGAGGATGTTATCGGTGCAATTGAACAGGGCGCTTCAAAAGTAAACGACTACATTATTGTAGCAATCAGTTCCGAAGGTACAGTCCGTAACGGAAGCGGCGATACAATCAAAATGGAGTTGATGGACATTCTCAAAGGAGATTACATCAATCCGCACGTATCCATATGGTGGTACAAACTCGATTCGATTGACGAAGTTGGAGATCCGGAAATGTGGCTTAAGGCCAATCCGAATCTTGGTAAAACCGTGAGTTACGAAACTTACCAATTGGACGTGGAAAGAGCTGAGAAAGCCCCCGCCGCACGAAACGATATTCTCGCAAAGCGTTTTGGGTTGCCCATGGAGGGATATACCTATTACTTTACTTATGAAGAAACGCTTCCTCACCGAAAGAGAGACTATTGGCAGATGCCATGTTCTCTCGGTGCAGATTTATCGCAGGGTGATGACTTCTGCGCTTTTACGTTTTTGTTCCCGTTGTCAAACGGTTCTTTTGGCATCAAGACACGAAATTACATAACTTCTATGACATTGATGAAACTGCCCGCAGCTATGAGGATCAAATACGATCAGTTCATGGCCGAAGGCAGTTTAATTGTTTTAGAGGGCGCTGTGCTCGATATGATGGACGTTTACGAAGATCTTGACAATCATATTTCAGAGTGCGGCTATGACGTTCGCTGTCTTGGCTTTGACCCGTATAACGCCAAAGAATTTGTTGCCAGATGGGAACAGGAAAATGGTCCGTTTGGCATTGAAAAAGTTATTCAGGGCGCCAAAACGGAATCGGTTCCTCTTGGGGAATTAAAGAAGCTTTCCGAAGAAAGGATGCTTCTCTTCGACGAGGAACTCATGACTTTTGCTATGGGTAACTGCATTACCCTTGAAGATACCAACGGAAATCGAAAATTGCTCAAGAAACGATACGAGCAAAAGATTGACGCTGTTGCCGCGATGATGGATGCATATATCGCATACAAGCTCAATCGTGATGCGTTCGACTAAAAAGGAGGTGATGATTCAAATGGGAATGTCTTTTGGTTCCAGACTGAAACATGCTTGGAACGCATTTACGGGAACTGATTATACAACCTATCAGGATGTTGGACCTGGTTATTCGTCCAGACCTGACCGTATACGTCTTACCAGAGGCAACGAGCGGTCCATTATCACTTCTGTATATAACCGGATTGCTTTGGATGTTGCGGCGTTAAATGTGCAGCATATTCGTCTGGACGAAAATGGACGCTTCTTATCCGTTATTCAGGATGGTTTGAACACCTGCCTTACCGTAGAAGCAAATATCGACCAAACCGCCAGAGCCTTTATTCAGGACATTGTCGTGTCCATGCTTGATGAAGGCTGCGTGGCGATTGTGCCCGTTGATACAACTTATAATCCTTCCGTTACCGGTTCGTATGACATTCAAACCATGCGAGTCGGTAAAATTTTAGATTGGTACCCACAGCATGTTAGGGTCCGCCTCTATAACGAGCGGACCGGGGCAAAAGAAAACATACTGGTACCAAAGAGTACAGTAGCGATTGTTGAAAATCCTCTGTACGCAGTCGTGAATGAGCCTAACTCTACCATGCAGCGGCTTATTCGAAAACTTAACCTACTTGACGTCATCGATGAACAAAGCGGTTCTGGAAAATTAGATTTGATTATCCAGTTGCCCTATGTCATCAAGACGGAAGCAAGGCGCCAACAGGCCGAAAACAGGCGAAAAGATATTGAAGCTCAGTTGTCCGGTACTAAATACGGTATTGCTTATGCCGACGGTACCGAGCGTATTACGCAGTTGAATCGTTCCGTCAACAACAACCTTATGTCGCAGATTGAATATTTAACGAGTATGCTATACAGCCAGTTAGGTATCACTCAAAGCATATTGGATGGTACGGCGGATGAGAAAACGATGCTGAACTACAATAACCGAACGATTGAGCCTATTATTTCAGCTATTGTTGACGAAATGAAACGAAAGTTTCTAACAAAAACCGCCCGATCACAATCCCAGTCGATTTCGTTCTTTAGAGACCCGTTTAAACTCGTTCCTGTCAACGATATCGCTGAAATTGCTGATAAGTTCACTCGAAACGAAATTATGACATCGAATGAAATTCGGCAGGTTATCGGCATGAAGCCTTCGGATGACCCAAGAGCGGACGAGCTTAGGAATAAAAACCTCAGCGCCCCGAGCGAGTCAGAGCCGGAAATCAATCCGCCTGTCGAAGACGAAAATGTTGAAACAGAGTAGTTTCGAGAGTAGGGTCTCTAAAACAAAAACGAAATAAGGAGGAAATTCAAAATGGAAAGAGCATTTCAGCCTGAAGCCTGCGATTTCAGCGGATGGGCAACCAGAAACGACCTTAAATGCTCTGACGGAAGAGTGATTCGTAGAGACGCGTTCAAACATGACGATGGAATCAAAGTCCCTCTCGTATGGAATCATCAGCACAATGACCCACGTAATGTGCTTGGTCATGCATGGCTGGAAAATCGTCCGGAAGGTGTTTATACCTACGGCTTTTTCAACGATTCCGAATCCGGCGAGATTGGAAAGATTCTTGTAAAGCATGGGGACATTTGTGCGTTGTCTATCTACGCCAATCAGCTTCAGCAGAGAGGGTGCGACGTTCTTCATGGAGAGATTCGTGAAGTAAGCCTGGTCCATGCCGGCGCAAATCCTGGCGCTTTTATTGATTCTATGCTCAAGCACGGCGAAAACTCGGATGACGAAGCGATCATCTATACGGGTATGCCGCTCTATCTGTCGCATTCCGATGCTGATAAGCAGGAAGACAAGGCGGACGACGGTGAAAAGAAAGAAACTTCCGAAAAGAAGGATGATCCTGAGAAGAAGACCGATTCCGATGAGGAGAAAACTGTCGCCGATGTAATCAACAGCATGACCGAAGAGCAGAAAAACGTTATGTACGCTATGATCGGTCGGGCTATGGACGACCAGGGGGAATCTGACCCCGAGTCTGAAGACAATAACGATGACGATTCTAAAGGAGGAACTAATACTATGAAACATAACGTGTTTGATAAGGATGACCGTCAGAAGGAGAATGTTCTCGTTCATTCCGATGGGTCTGAGGTATCCAGCGAAGAGATTTCCACGATCTTTGGCGATATTAAGCGCTACGGCAGCCTGAAGGATAGTGTGCTTGCTCACGGCATTGACAATGTGGACTATCTGTTCCCTGACGCCCAGACTTTGGCCAACACCCCCGAATTTATTCAGCGCGATACCGGATGGGTAAAGAAGGTTATGAGCGGTGTGCACCACACCCCGTTTTCCCGCATTAAGTCCATCTTTGCCGATATCACCGAGGACGACGCCCGCGCAAAGGGGTATTTCAAGGGCAAGCTGAAGAAGGAAGAGGTCTTTGGTCTTCTGAAGCGCACCACTACCCCGACTACCGTTTACAAGAAGCAGAAGATGGATCGTGACGATGTTGTCGATATCACCGATTTCGACGTTGTGGCGTGGCTGAAGTCTGAAATGCGCATGATGCTGGACGAGGAGCTGGCCCGCGCTTATCTGATTGGCGACGGCCGTCTTGCTTCCAGCGATGATAAGATCAATGAGCAGAACATCCGTCCCATTCTCAAGGATGAGGAGCTGTATACCATTCAGGCCACTGTCAGCGTCCAGTCTTCCGCTACCGAGGACGACAAGGCCCGCGAGTTTATTCGCACCGCTATCAAAGCCCGCAAGAACTATAAGGGTTCTGGTCAGCCTACTCTGTACACCACTGAAGACATTCTTACCGACTGCCTGCTTCTGACCGATACCACCGGCCGCGATCTCTACACTGATGTCGCTCAGCTTGCAAAGAAGCTCCGCGTTAAGGAGATTGTGACCGTTCCGGTTATGGAGGGTGTAAACGGCAAGAACGGCGGCGCTCTGATGGGCATTATCGTTAATCTGGCGGATTACAATGTCGGCGCGGATCGCGGCGGCGCTGTGAACATGTTCGACGATTTCGATATCGACTACAACCAGCAGAAGTATCTGATTGAGACCCGCTGCTCCGGCGCCCTTATCAAGCCTTATTCCGCTATCGCTCTTGAGCTGAGCACTGCCGGTTAAAATCAACAACATAAAAATAGCAAGGAGGACTAATCAATGAATAACATGACTGTTGTTTACGCTGACGCTGAAGAGAAGTATGTGAAAAACGTTATTCTCTATGGTAAGACGGCTGATAATTACCTGTACACGGACAGCAAGTGTTCGGAAGTGAATAAAGTTGATAAAGATACCCTTCTCAATCTGTGCAAGAAGGGCGTAATTATCAATTATAACAGCACGTATTACATGCCGCTGTTCTTCAAGGAAGAGTCTGGCGGCAGCGTATCCGTAACCTTTGCGACTGCTGTTTCCGCGTCTGCTTCTGCGGCGACTACTCTGTATTCCAAGGAGTATTCCGCTGACTAAAGGGGTGAAAATTCAAAATGGCGAAGTTTTATGGACCAATCGGCTATGCTGTTACTGAAGAAACGACCCCAGGCGTATGGGAGGACCATATCTCCGAGCGCATGTATTTCGGCGAACTTGTCAGAAATACCCGCAGACTTCAGACAGCCGACAAACTCAACGACAACATCAACGTTTCGAATGAGATTAGTATTTTGGCCGATCCATTTGCTCGCGAGAATTTTCACTTGATGAAGTACGTTGGGTTTATGGGTGCTAAATGGAAGATAGAAAGTGTCGAAGTTCAGTACCCTAGACTAATACTGACTATAGGAGGGGTATATAATGGCGAATAGACTAGATCTACAGGCTTTGCTGGAAGATCTTCTGGGAAGCCGAAATGTGTATTACCAACCTCCCGAGTCAGTTAAGATGAATTACCCCGCCATCGTTTACGCTCTCGAAGATATCGAGAACACGTTTGCTGATGACGGGGTATATTTGTCTAACCGCAAATATCTGGTGACGGTTATCGATAAGAATCCGGACAGTTCTTTTATCGACATAGTGGCAAAATTGCCTACTTGCCGGTTTGTGCGGCATTACAAAAGCGATAACCTGAACCATTACGTTTTTACACTTTACTTTTAACAAGGAGGAACGAACCTATGAGTAAACTTGTTTGGGATAAAACCGGTGAACGTTTGTACGAAACCGGCGTAGACCATGGCGTTCTCTACCCTATTCAGGCCGGCGGTCTTTATAATAAGGGCGTTGCCTGGAATGGTCTTACCGCTGTTACCGAAAGCCCCTCCGGTGCGGAGGCGTCTCCTATTTACGCGGATAACATCAAGTATCTGAACCTGATGTCTGCTGAGGAGTTCGGCGCGACTATTGAGGCTTATACTTATCCGGATGAATTCGCTGAGTGCGACGGCTCTGCTGAAATTGCAACCGGCGTGACAATCGGCCAGCAGGCCAGAAAGGTGTTCGGCCTCAGCTATCGTACTGTCATCGGTAACGATGTTGACAGCAACGACCACGGCTATAAGCTGCATCTGATTTACGGCGCTCTGGCTGCACCTTCCGAAAAGGGATATATGACTATCAACGACAGCCCCGAAGCCATCACCTTCTCTTGGGAAGTCAGCACGACTCCTGTCAACGTAACCGGCTTTAAGCCTACCGCTTGCGTGATTATCGACTCTACCAAGGTGGATGCTGGTAAGCTGAAAGCGCTGGAAGAGATTCTGTATGGCAAAGATCCTACAGGCCCCGAAACAGAAGACGGCGTAGATCCCCGTCTGCCTCTGCCGGATGAGATCATCACTCTGATGACCCCCGCCGGTTAAGCATAAGAAACAAAAGATTTAAGAATAGGTACAAGGCCGTATTCAGGTAAGCTGGCGGCTTTGTATTTTTTTTTTATTTGAAAGGAGAAATTTCGCATGATTAAAAAGACAATCACTTATACCGACTATAACGGTCTTGAGCGCACTGAGGATTTCTGGTTCA